ATCAAACGAACAACCCCTACGCTCAGCAGATCCTCGCCAAGGGTCGGGACCTGCCCAAGGCACAACCCTCTACGGGTAAGGTGCCCGCTCGCTTCGCTGATCGCTTCGCTACCTACGAAGAATACGAGGAAGCGATGGCAGATTTCCTCAACGGTCTCCGAAACTATGTCTGACATGTTTAACTCTGTTCTCGAATCTCTCCAACAGTTCATTGATGATATGGACGCTGATTGGTGTATGGTTTATGATTACATGGAGGCGCATTGTGGTGCGCTGACTGAGGAACAATGGGACCAGGTAGAGGTGATCTACCATCAAAACTTGACTGACCTTCGCTACTAGGGACAGTCGGACTAGTGGCACAGTGACCCCAGCATTCTCGCTGACCCTGTGCCTATAATGATTTCAGTTCAACCAAACCGCTTCAAATCATGCGTAAGATCGAACAGCAGATGAACAACGCTATCAGCAACAATACTGACTGGCAAATGTCTAATACTGAGGTGATCCACACTTGCGACAATGTGAACCCTCCCGTGTCTCATGTGTACCTCTACGGCAACAAGATTGCTGAGGTTGGTGATGACTTCATCAAATTGTTTGATGGTGGGCATCAATCTAACACCACCAAATCTCGCCTGAATGCTATTCTCACCGAGCATGGTATTTCTGGTGAGGGTATCTTCCAGAAGAACTATCAGTGGTTCATTCGTCTCTACAATGGCACTGAATTCTTCGTCACTGAGTTTCGCTCTGGTATGCGATTGGGTGCTCTGACTGCATCTGACCTGCTCGTCTGAGCAACATTTAGTCCACACATTCATCATCATTTGATTATGCCTTCCGAAGCAGACCGCCGCCAACTTGTTGAGAACTATGTTTGGCATATTATAGAGGGGATGGATACTGATTCCCTCGTGCATATGTGTGCTGATTTGTTAGATCGTGAATACGATAGATTGACATGGGACGAGATCACTGATGAGATCGTAGAATTATACGACGAAGATACTTTGATCGATCTAATCCCTGACGCTAACTAAAGACAAATGGCATCCGCTAGTCTGCCCCATCATCCCATCTATCGCCACCAGGGTGTGACGATCTGGAAACTGGCCCTCAAGTGGTTGTGGGGTCGCCGCTAGGGTCTACAATACAGGGAACAAAGCAAAGCACATGACCAAACCGACCTTCGCCGTTCAACCTGCCGCCTGGGGCAACTTCGATTCCTACGGGTGCGACTGGGCGGTAGATATGTCCCACGCCTATAAGATCGCTGCCCTGTGGCAGGAGATGAACCACGGCGAGGAAATGATGATCTGGCGAGTGACCCCAGGTGGCGATCCTATCCGCTGGGTGCGGGTCCACAAGGACGAGACTGTGACACCTGAGGCAGTGTCCACCATCGCTTGACTTTTGCCCGATTCTGTGCCATATTAAGAGCATGAACAAACAACCCAACTTCGACCGCTTCACCTTCGCCGCCCTCGCTGGTCGTGCAGGGCAGCAACCCGCCAACTACGCCAACGACATGGGCGACGGTGACTTCGACGACTACTTCACCGCTGAGGATTACGACCGCCGCCGCTACGAGACCGAGCGACGCCGCCAGCGTTACGGGTACTGATCATGTGGGCAGCACTGAGCAAACCCCGCTCTCCATCCTACCACAGACGCACCATGCTTAAGTTGATCGTTGCCGCTGGTCTGCTCTATCTGCTGTGGGAACCGATCCGACCCGTTCGGGTTGTGACAGCAGACGTACTGGACACCATCGCGGCACAAGTCCGCCGCTGACCCCTTATAATGACTTCAGTTCAAACGAAACCGATGTTCGCCACCCTCTCCAACGACGAAGTGCTCTCCCTGTTGGATGACGCCAACGTGAACCACGACGACGTGCAGTTCGACGCCTGCTACGATGAACTCGTCAAGCGTGACGCCCTGCCCTACTACCTGCAGGATGACTTCGAGTGCTCCGAGGAGTGACGGTTGAGGGGGTGTCCACCATCACCCCCAGACTCCGCCGCTGACCCCTTATAATGACTTCAGTTCAAACAAACGACATGACCGCAACGACCTACAACGGATTCGCCAACTACGAAACGTGGAACGCTGCCCTCTGGGTTGGCAACGACGAGTTCCTCTACAACACCGCTAAGGCGTGCGTCGAGTTCTGCGATGTTACCGAGACCCCTTGGCAGAAGTTCGTTCGCTGCATGACCGACGGCGTGGTCGGTCGGTTCATCGGTGAGACTGGCGACGGCGTGCGTTGGGATGACCCTGCCATCGATGCCGTAGAGATGAACGAACTTCTGAGCGATCTGTGAACTAATGCAACAGGGGGGCAGCATAGCACCCCCTCCCATGTAGACTAACCACATCAACCCACAACCCATGGATCTGAAGACCTTAGAGCAGGGCATCGCTGACGGCACCTACACGGTGACCCGCCTAGCACCTGCCAAACCACGCCGCCGCGATCTGGTCATGACCCGAGTTGCCGCTGGTAAGTCCTTCGCTCTCCCATCCTATAAAAGCGTGAGGGATAGCAGCAGGGCAGCACGAGGCGCACAAGGGCAGAGACTACAGGGCAAGCGATCCACTAAGCAAGCAACCCGCAAAGCATGACCGACAAGCAACTCAGGAAACTCGCCAAGCATCAGGGATGGATTAAGCACCGCAACGGCGGCAAGCATGAGATTTGGAGACGAGGCGACAGCGAGCAGGTCACCATCCCCTACCGATGCCGCCCCTTCGTCGCCCGCAACATCGCTAAGCAACTCACAGCAGCATAGCACCCCCACGGCACCCACCCCCGACAGTGTTTGGGGGTGTGCCGATTTTATAAGTGGTCGCCAAGCGAAAAACGTGGGTCCTTCCTAACCTACAAAAGTATCCAGACGACCGATAAATAATTTTGAAAATCGGTTTTTCAAAACCTTGAAATCGAAAAAAATTTCCCAGCAAAAAAATGACTGAAAAACCCGACCTAAACATGTATCAACAGATCTTAGATAACTTCGACGCATTTTGTGATGGATTTGAACAACAAGCAGCAGAGCGATTCCTCAGAGGAAATGAAGAATCCCCAATCCTCTCCCGATACGCCGATAAGCACAGAGGAGCTACTCCTCGTGCTGTCACAGAGGTTAGTGAACTTGGAACAGAGGGTCTCCCAGTTAGAGAATCCACAATTGATGTACAAGCGTCCGACAGCGACGGAGTACGAGAAGATCAGTGATACTTTAGATTATCTACACAACAATGTAGAAGGTCTTAAGAAAGACTTGTATAAATTTGCATCGACGCGATAATGGCAGTACCGTTCATTAACTTCTTAGCGCCATCGATGGGGGGTATTGGTCCGATTGAATTAGCGGACTTCAGTAAACTTCAGACGTTACAGAGTCAGAACGGTGTACCATTTTATGCTGGTCGATTTTATCCAAAGGACAATCAAGCGATTATCGATGGATTCCAGTTAGGGTTAATCTCACAGACCCCTCCGTGGTTAACATATGAACAGATCCAACCAACGCAGATTTGGATGGTTCCGATCAATAGCGATGAACGGATTGTCACGATGAATGTAACGATTGAGCGGATTGACCTGTGGCCTCGTGAATTAGCAGATTACGAAGGCATGGATGAGCAAACTGTGAACGACTTAGTAAATTATGAACCCAAACAGTATGGAGGGGATATTATTGAGAAGGCATGGGGGCAGTTGAATCTATTACCATCTTTCAACGGTAGTTTGGATCCTGCTGTAGAGATCGCCCAGAACCTCAACTACATTCCCCCGATCATCACGAATGGATTTTTAGGTATTTCTGAAATTTCAGGGTACTGCTCCGAGTGGGGGTTTTATGATCAGGAGTTGACGATTGTTAACGGTACTAATTACGGACAACCTCAGTATGGTGCAGGAGGTGCTGATGCGTTAGGATACGAGTACACCGAGGTATTGCAAGTAAGACCTGATGGGATTTGGGTGTACCGTGACGCCGAAATCACCGAGGGCGCGATCCCGATGTATGATGACAATGCAACTTTATACGAACCTTTTGTTGAAAACTCATCGTATCTTAATAGCGCACTCTATGATGATGACCCAACCATTGCAAGTACATTTGGTAATGCATATTGGGAGAACAGAACAAAGATTGAAGAATCTGGTAACTCTCGTGCTGGAATGATTGCAGAGGTGAAGACTTCTGAAATGGACGCAATCGTGTATACGATCAAAGTTGCATGTACCACGATTGTAGCACCAGATTTTATTACGGGACCTGATGAACTAGTACGTGATAGTTTAGCAGCGGCGGCAATCCAGACGTTTGCGAGTAATGTACTTAATAATATTTGGTATTTCTATTTGCCTGTGAGGTATAATGCTGAGATTCCAAACGAGAGAATCCAGTTCCTGTATGAGCAGGCAGGAATAAATAACGTGAACACTAGTGTAGAGTAATGGCAGCACTACCGATTGCTAGATTTGCTGGGTTGACGTATGGCAACCATGACATTCACCCTGTCCCTATCCCCGTTCCTACGCCTCCTAGTCCCGTTCACCCTCCTACAGGTGGGTATTCATCTAACGTGTTTATCAATGGTCTTCCAGCGCATTCTACGGGCAATATGTGCGTTCCCCATACCATACCAATTTTTCCTCCTCCACCACCACATCCAGACGTTTTAATTACTGGTCACCCTACGGTTAGAATCAATGGTGGTGCAGCAGCAACGACAGGATCTGTAACAAACTTTGGTGCTCCTGTATTAGGACAGTTTAGTCATACGGTATTCATGGGTGGTGCTCCATTAGTTGCTGCAACAGTTAGCGAAAGTGGGGAAGTCACACAACCACCCCCACCAGCACCATAAATGTGATATAATATTCAAGTCAATCAATTTTAAACTATGGCACGAGCAAAAGTCGGACTGAGCGGCAAGAAGATTATTGAGTCGAACCCCAAGAAGACTCGTCAGGGCAGTTCTAAGAACACTATGTATGCTGCCACCAGTCGTAACAAAGCAAAGAAGAAGTATCGCGGTCAAGGTCGATAAATATTCTTAGAGATAGCAACCTCTCTAAAAGTTCTGGAAACAGACTTTAGGGAGGTTTTTTAATGGGACTCTTTCCAGTAGACAAAAGTGAAGAATTTATTGAAGAAGGTATGACACTGATTACAGAAACAGACAGTGACAGATACCTAGACGCCGCTGCAAAGCGCCGTAGGGCAAAGATGAAGGAAGAACTATACCCAATGCCTGAAGATCGCCTTGAGCGTCATTGTGGGGGGGCAGGTGGATTTGATGACTTCGTAGAGCGTTGGAGCGACTGAATAAATAATAACAGCTAATTATCTCTCCAATGGCTGAGTTTCAGACGTTCAAGGATTTGAGCGTCACTTTCAAAAAACATCCTGTCACTGACGACCTTGTTGTCGTTAAGGATAAGGCAGCCATCGTTCAGTCAATCCGTAACCTTCTTCTGACTCAAAGAGGAGAAAGACCGTTTCAACCTGATCTTGGTTCAAATATTTACAGGACACTGTTTGAACCATTAGATTATGTTTCTGGTGCTTTAATCAAACAGGCAATTTTTGAAACTCTTGGAAATTATGAACCAAGAATCAGTGTTGATAGTGTCTTGGTTGAACCTGATGTTGAAAATAATGGATATCAAGTAGAAATCTCGTATATTATTGTTGGAAGAGATGATCAACCAGTAAATGTTGACTTTTTCCTAGAGAGCACACGATAAATGCCATACACTCAGGTAGCAAATCTAGATTTTGCACAGATCAAGACTGCTCTAAAAGATTATCTTAGGGCAAATTCGGATTTTACCGATTATGATTTTGAAGGCTCTGCTTTAGCAAACCTTCTTGATGTATTGGCATACAATACTTACTACACGGCATTCAATGCCAACATGGTTGTCAATGAGTTGTTCATCGACTCAGCATCGCTCAGAGACAACGTTGTATCACTTGCCAAGCAGTTAGGGTATCGTCCTAAGTCAAAGACTGCCTCAACGGCATATGTGACCTTCTCAGTGTCTTATAACAACCCTACGACAGACACAGAAGTATCACTAAAAGCAGGATCTGGATTTTTAAGTTCCTGGGACAATACCCTTTATCAATTTGTTACGACTAGAGACACCAAAGCACAGGTAGTAAATGGTGTTGCTACGTTCACGAATATTCCAATTAAAGAGGGAAGCATTGTTACGAATACATATACTTTCAACAGTGCTCTCAAAAGTCAAAAATTTATTATCGATAACCCTGGTGTAGACACCTCAACAATTCAAGTAAGGGTTTATCCTTCGACAAATTCTACATTAAATCAAGAGTATACCCTTTCAGAAAATATCCTTGAGGCAAAACCAACCTCTGAAATCTATTTCTTAGAAGAAATTTCAGAAGAGAGATACGAAATTATCTTTGGTGATGGTGTAATGGGTAAGAATCTAGAGAATGGAAATAAGATTGAAATTTCTTATCTCGTTACATCTGGTCCAGATGCAAATGGAGCAAAGACATTTACATTCTCTGGTAATCTTGAGAACCAATCTGGAAATGTTCCTGTCAACTTCACGACGGCAGTTACATCTTCTGCAACCGTCGTTGCTGCGGGTGGAGCAGACATTGAGTCCGTCGATAAGGTAAAGTTCCAAGCACCAAAGATGTTCGCCGCACAGGACCGTGCAGTGACTGCTCAGGACTATGGATCAATCGTTAGGAACCTGTATCCAGCAGTAAGTGACATTATCGTATTTGGCGGAGAGGAGCAAGACCCACCAGCATATGGCAAAGTATTCATTTCTGTAAAACCAACTGATGCGGCACGTCTAACATCAGTTACTAAAAATGATATTAAACAAAAATTGAAGGAATACAGAGTTGCAGCAATTACTCCTGAATTGATCGATCCTTCTATTCTCTATGTCGAAGTAAATAGTAGAATTTTTTACTCACAGTCTAAAACTGAACTAGGAGCAACTCAGATTAGAGACCTTGCAATCAAGGAATTCCAAGATTATGTCCTTACTTCTGACACTGAGAAGTTTAATGGTAAATTTAGATACAGTAAAGCAGTTGCAGTAATTGACAACGCAGAAAGAGCGATCAATTCTAACTTAACTTCTGTTACGATGAGAAAGGATTTTTATGCTCAAATTAACTCTACCTCATACTACGAAATTTGTTATCAAAATGCATTCCTAGATGATGACGACCCTGTAGTGTCATCAAGCGGTTTCATTGTTACAGAATATCCAGAATTGACTGTCTATCTTGAAGATAGGGCAGGTAAAATCATCCTATATACACTAGATAGCATCACTGGTGACAAGATCCTTTTGGACGATAACATCGGTGATATTTATTATGCAAAAGGCGAGATTAAATTATACGATGTAACTATTATTAAGGGTACATTTGGTGATAACCGCATTGAACTAAGAGTAAAACCTCTCGAAAATGATATTATTGCTAAGAGAGAGGTTTACTTAGATGTTGATGTAGCAAAAAGTAGTTTTGTTGCTGTAGCAGAGTAATTTAGATGTCTGTAACGAAGAAGTCAATTTCAACTCTGATCGAGTCTCAACTCCCAGAGTTTATCTCTTCTGAGTACGAGCTTTTTAGTAAGTTCGTATCAAAATACTATGAGCAGCAAGAGTTGCAGGGACAACCTCTAGATGTTCTTAGTAACTTACAGACTTATGCTGACATCGATTATTATGAGAAAAATATTCTCAAGCAGAATTCTACGCTAGCGTCTGATGTTGCAGTATCAGACACAACAATTACTGTTGCTGATGCAACTTCATTTCCAGAGAAGAACGGATATATTCGTATTGGAGATGAAATTTGTTTTTACAAGGAAAGAACAGATACTCAATTTTTAGAAGTTTCCCGTGGAGTCAGTGGAAACACAAAACTTGGCGATCTGTATGCTGCAAGCATTTTCACTACAACAGAAGCAGCATTTCATAGTGGTGGATCTCAAGTACACAATGTCAGTAATCTTTTCCTCTATGCTCTAGTCAAGAGCTTTGAGTCACAGTACCTTGGAGCATTCCCCGAAAAATTTTTGAAGGGAGAGGTTGATAAGAGAACACTTATCAAGAATATTCGTAAATTTTACAAGGCAAAGGGTACAGATGCCTCTGTAAGATTCATTTTTAACACTCTAGTTGCTGGTGGAGAAGAGAACACACCAACACTATACAATCCAAAAGACTTTACATATAAGTCTTCTGAGTCTGACTGGATCAAGGGTTATGCACTCAAAGTAAAAGTATTGAGTGGCAATCCTGATGATCTAATTGGAAAAGTAATTACACAACCAGCAAGTGGCAACATTCCATTTGCTTCTGCAACTGTAGATAACGTAAAGTTTGATAGCACTGTTGATGGTGAAGCAATTTACAATATTTTTCTAGCACAGGAAACCATTAATGGTGAATTTAAAATTACATCAAAAACAGAATTAACTAAACAAATCGAAGCATCTGACGATGCTGGTGATTTTATTGGTGTTTTCTCAACACTTGGATGGGGTAAGTCAGGATCTTTATTGATTGGCGGTGAAACTTTTACTTTCCAAGAAAAGAACATCACTCAATTTAAAATTTTAACCAGACAGAACAATTCTGTTCATCCAGTTGGAACTGAAGTTTACGAACCGATTGAACTTTCTGGCGAGGGTGTATCCTTACTTTCTTTTGGTCTCGTATACAACTTAAATGTATCCGAAGGACAACCAAACTCTTTTACTGGTGATAACGTAGAAATTGGTGTATCTGGTTTTATCACATCTAATGCCAAAGTCATTAATCCATCTAATAATTCTGTCAGATGGAAACTTTTTACTGGTTCTGTAGTTCAAACTCCAGGACATCCAACAATTCAACAAAGTCTTGCAAACTTATCAACTGATGTATCTGCAGTCTTTGAAGATGAGCAGTATTTTTATATTGCATCATCTGGTTATCCATCTTATCCAATTTTAGATGGTGCAACTAATCTTCCTACGAATGTAAGAGACCAAAAACTTCTTAAGTTGATCAGAAAAGAAGCAACTAGAAGCACTGAAGTTTACAAGACTCCAAATACAGATGTTGGTGTTTTAGTCAATGGAACTAGAGTTTATGGTTACAAAGACAAAACATCTGTTGAGTTTGGTGTTTTAGAAAGCATTGACATCCAGTCACAAGGATCAAAATACACACTACCTCCTTTTGTTTTAGTTGATGGTGTACCAGGGAAGGCGATTGCAAAACTCTCTGGAGAATTTGTAGAGTCTGTTGAGTTAGTAGGAAAGTCTCTATATCCATCAAAACCAACTGTAGAGATTCTTTCTGGAAGAAATGCTGTTGTTAGAGCGATTGTAACACTTGGAGCAGTCACAAGTCTTGTTATTGATAATGCTGGAGAATATTATTCAGCACCTCCAGTTATTGTCATTAGAGACAGATTAGGAAGAGGAAGATTTGCAGAATACAATGCTATTGTAGAAGGTGGAAAAATTGTAGGATTTGAAACTGTTAATGAAGGCGAGTTTTATTCTCAGGATAATATTGAAGTAATTGTTTCTCCTGTTGGTGAGGGAGCAACTGCAACTGCTTCTCTAAAAATATGGGTGAAGAACAGATACACTCTATTAGAAAACAAACTAGATGATGAAAATGGGTATCTATTTGAAAATTACAATGAAGCACTAGAAAATGGATATGGACATGTTGCTAATCCAAAAACACTGCGTGTTGGGTTGAATGATAACTTATCATCAACATTTACAGAACCTGCAACTAAAGTACACTCACCAATTCTTGGTTTTGCATATGATGGCAACCCAATCTATGGTCCATTTGCACATGAGAACCCATTAGATCAACAGTCTCCTATTGTTAGGATGACTTCTAGTTACGTTGCTAAAAATTCTAGACAGGAAGGTCCATCTACAGCAACTTATCCTCTTGGAACTTTTATTGATGACTTCGAGTATCGCCATCGTAACGGATCCCTAGATCAAAACAATGGTAGATTCTGCGTAACTCCTGACTTTCCACAAGGAACGTATGCATATTTCTTGACAATCGATTCATCACAGAATCCTGTATATCCATACATTATTGGAGAAAATTACTATTCACTACCAGTAGATTCTAATTACAACTCAAATCTCTCCCAAGATGATTTGCCACTAGATGCTAGGAGACTTTCTTTACCAGGAATTCCAACTAACGGTGGAAACGTTATTGCAAAAATTAAAGACGTAACTTCTGGAAGCATTGATTCTATTGAAATCAGTTCTTCATCCTCAAACTTTAGTGTTGGATCTGAATTATTCTTTGATAATTCTGGAACAAATGGATTTGGTGCAGAAGCAAGTGTATCATCTGTAAAAGGAAAGACTGTAAACTTCTTGGAGTCACAGCAAACAAAGGCAACTAGACTTGAAATTGTACGTCCAGCATTTTTGTTCGCTGGAGATAGACTGACTCAACCAGCAACAGGTTCTTATGGAGAAATTGTTGGAGATGTTTTGAATGACAATACCGTTGTTTTAAGGGATGTTAATGGTGTCTTTGACACAAGTAATACTTTCTCGGCATCTATTAAAGTATTGAGTTTGCTTCTAGACAAACCATCTTCTTATGCTGCTGGTTCGATTTTAAAGCTAACTGATGGTGCTATCGCAAAAGTTGCTTTTGGTGAAGTTCTAGAAACAACATCGGAATCCAATTTGGTAATTGTAAAGGTTCTTACACAAAATATAGACTTTGATGGTAACCCATCTACACCATTTGATATTCCAACTGGAACTGCACCATATTACTTTGAAACTGAAGATAATTTAGCAGATCACTTCCTACAAAGTAATAGTCTATCGGACACATCTGGATCAAAAATTGTCAGCATCAATTCTTTGAGTGATGGTCTAGAACCATTCGATGTAAACCAAAATGTAGCACTAATAGAAACAGCACAAAATCATGGCGTTGGTTTAGATGATATTGTTAATGTTTCTATTAACCCAGATGATTCTACAACTACACAAACATATTTTGTAAGAAAGAGAATCTATCAAAACCTCAAATTATCACAACCATCTATTAAGACTGCTGTAAATTATAGTGGTGTTGGTAGACTGCTAAACCTAAATGTTGGATGGGACTATACGACTGGTAGTTATACTAATGTTCCTTTGACAGGTGGTTCTGGATCTGGTGCTAAAGCAAATATTGTTGTTGGATCTGATGGATATGTTACCGATGTTCAAATTAGTGATGGTGGAACGGGATATAAGAGAGAAGATGTTTTATCAGTAGATGATGCTTCCCTCTCAAGATCTGTTGCTTCTACTAGCACACAAAGAGTTAAATTAGTAGTGGATCATGTTGGAGTTTCGAGAGAATCTACTAAAATTGTTTTAGATGATGCATCAAAATTTGTACAAAACGATCTATTTAAACTAGATGAAGAGATTATCAAGATTGTCTCTATTAGTAGCAATACTGTAACAGTAGAAAGAGCACAAAATAATACCACTGCTGTAGACCACTATGATAACGCAACGGTATCTCTTTATAATGGAAGATATAATTTTAATGCAAACTTTACTATTAATGGTTGTGAGTCTGTAACTTATGATGCAGATACACAAATGCTATTTGTTGTGTATCCTTCTACCACCAACTTATCTGGATTACAACCAATTACAGATCTATTCTCTTTCTTTGATAATAGCACTCCACAAAGATTTGTTGACATCGTAGAAGCATCTGATGCTGTTAACAAATTTGAATTTAGAAAGAATGGCACAACTGACTATGTAACAAATCCAATTATTGAAGTTCAAGAGTATTACAAGTATAAATTTGATACTTCAGATTCATCGCTATCTGGAACTTATCTTGACTTTAGCCCAAGTAAAAACTTTAACCTCATTCCTGTAGAGAGGGTTGAATCTTTTGTTCTGCCAGGAGCGGCAGGTGCATTTATTGATGTTAAGTTTGGATTTGGTGTTAGAAACGCAGCAAATCAATATAATACTAAAACCTCTACAGATTTTAGTAATTACTACTATTTTGATAAAAATGGAATTTGTGAATCCGAAGGATCTTATCTAAAAGTAATCAATGATCCTTTGGTTGGAAGAAAAGTTGTAAATTATGTAACCCCAACTAGATTCTGTTATTCTTTAGACAAGTTGCCACAATGGGATGGTAGTGGATCTATTACTTACACAACGTCATCTGCTTTTGCTGTTGGAGAAATTGCTTCAGTATCAATTACAAATATTGGAGACAATTACCAAAAGACCCCAATTGTAACTGGTGTTCTTCCCGCACCAGATAATATTGCAACTGCAACAGTATTGTATGATGATTACACAAAGACTATTGTTGGAGTTAGAGTAGACACAAAGGGTGCAAATTATTCAAATCCAAAAGTTGTAATTACTGATGGTGATGGAAGAGATGCTACATTCAATGTAATTTCTAGAAATGGAGAAATTTTAGATATTAGAGTTAAGAATAGAGGCAAAGGATATACTGCTGCACCATCTATTGCTATTGTAGAGAGTGATGCATTTATCTATACAAGAGGTGCAAAAATTGGTGTTCCTAAGAATGTCTCTATTGTCAGAAATGGTGGTTCTTTCCACAAAGATAAAACCCTATATTCTGATTACAGTTCTCCATATACATTCATTTTAAATAATTATCCCGATAATGCATTCAAGCAAGGTGAGGTAGTAATTCAAAGAATTAACAATGTAGAAGTTGCCAGAGGATATGTTGCTATTGGTGGATGGCGTGAAGGATCTAACTTATTGAAGGTCGAAAGAGTCCAAGGTAAGTTTAGAGAGAATTTTACAATTCAGAGTTTGAAGACAGGAAATTCTGGTTTGATTACAGGAACTTTTGTAACTCTATTCAATCCAGATATTACTTCTACTTATGATAATCAAGGATACTACACCTCAGATAAGGGACGAATTGGTAACTCTAACCAGAGAATTACTGATTCCTTCTTCTATCAAGATTATTCGTATGTAATTAAGTCTAGAACATCAATCAATGTTTGGAGAGACTTAATTAAGAGTACAACTCACCCAGCAGGTATGAAACTGTTTGGTGAAGTTATTGTAGATCCGAAAGCATCTGCAGAGATGCCAGTAACTTCTCCAAAAGCAAGTCACTTTACTGTTCTTGAGTTGGGTGCTAACGCTTCTATTGTTTCTCAGAATACGCGAAGAGTTATTACCCAGAGCATTCAAAGAGTAGAGGATTATAGATCTAGAGAAGGCACAGGTTCTGTATCAGTTCAGGAGTTTAATTTTACAGATTTACTTGCTTCAGAAGTAAAACTTAGTGCTAACTTTGATGGTGAGTTTAATTCTAATGGTCAACTGGTAGGAACAAAAACTTTCCAATTAGTAGATCCTTCAAACAATCCCGTTGTTCCATACAACGATCAAGCACTTGTTATTACACTAGATGGTGTAATTCAAGAACCAGGAGTTGCATTTACAGTTTCTGGAAGTTCTATTACTTTTGCCGCGCCACCTTTAGGTCAGAAAACTGTTGAGGGACAACTTGTTCCCCAACAAAAATTCTTGGGTAAAGTATTTGGTTTCAGATCAAATGCTGAGAATGCTAAGGTACTCAAAAAAGTTAAAAATATCTATCAGAGGAATGGTAGATGGTTAGATGCAGCAAATCAAATTAGACTCAATACAGATTTTATTGTTCTAGAAACTGTTGGTTGGTTTGAAACAACAAACTCTACCATCATCAATAACAATACAATTCCTTGGAATATCTTAGAACAGAGATTCAAAGACGATGTAAGATTGATTTTACAAGCAGTTGAGCATGATATTAGATTTGGTGGTAATGCAAAATCAGTTGATTATGCTGCAAACTATTCTGACACATATAGTGGATATGAAACATATATCAAATCTGCGTTTGATTATGCAATCAGACTTGCAAAGTTTGCAACATTAAACTGGGATTGGACAACCAAAAATGCTTCATTCACAGCAGGAAGCAACTTACTCAGAGTTCCAGACACTAGTAGAGTTCCAGTTGGAGCAAAAATTAGTGCTGGTAAAGCAATTCCTTGGGCAAACAATGTTACTGTTGAAGAAATAATTTCTTCAACAGAGATTAGAATGTCTGCTACTGCTTTGTTTGATAGTGGTGTACCACCAACAAACACTGCTGGTCCTGGTATAACACTCTACAGTGGAACACAAACTGGTAACGTAACTAGTCCTACTGCTATTGCTGGTGTTCAACCACCCAATAGCTACGGCATTGGACCTGGACTTACATTTACAGTACCACCATTGTTTACTGTCTTAGACCAAGTTACCTTTATCATGTCTGGTATTAATAATGGTACTTTCTATGATGCATCAAATATCATTAATGCAAACAGACCATATATTACAGACTATGCTGTAAACTGGGCAAAGGCAACTTATCCTGCTATCAACTGGACTTCAAAAGAAACTAAGTGTCGTAGAGATATTGGATTCTTACTGGATGCAGTTATTAAGCATTTGAGATTTGGTGGAAATGCAGATCTTGTTGAATTTGCAGAATTGTATTTCCTTGGAAGTCAACTGCAGTATGTTAATAATCAACTAACAGAAACTCTAGCAACATTTAGAAAGGTTATTGTTGAACTCTGTGTTCAAGCAATGCGTCAAACCTTGAGTGGTAGCAATCCATATACTAATATCACTCCAGTAATTGATAATAATATTATTACGGATGCTTTGTCACCAACCTGTGCAGAAGTTGAGTCTACACTCAATACTTTCTATGATATTATCGAGACCATCTTTAATACTGGACCTTCTGTAATTCAACCAACCTCGTTGAATCAGAATAAGGCAGGAAGATTTACAGCTCTAACTCCAATCACAAATTACAATATTATTCCAGATACTCTGCTTCCATTCCAAGAATGCGAAGATGTTATTTCTGCTGTTGCTTCTCTACAAGCAAATATTAGTAATGCTATTGATAAGCAGTCTGTAACAAGAACAACACCCGATTACATCGATGGAGAAACTAAGATCTTTGATCTATATTGGGAAGATGGAAGTGATGTTCTATTGGATGGTCCAGAAGATAATTTATTCGTTGCTCTGAATGGAGTATTACAGAGACCACAGTTTGCTCTAGATGATCCTGCTTTTGATGCATATTTTATCGATAGAACTAAAACTCCAAATCAAATTGTATTTGATTCTCCACCAATTTGGGATCAAGATTTCTCTGCTCTAACAATTGGAGAGGCAACAGCAGTAGAAAAATTCTTTGCTTATAATGTTGGATCTTACAGAAGATTTACAACAGATAAGTCCCTCATCTCTGTTGCTGACAGTTCTTTTGCAGGACCATTCTTAATTGTTTCAATTGAAGATGGCAAAGTTCTTAATGTTGATGATGAAGACTTCTTAGTTGTTTTGGTCAATGGTGTAATTCAAGAATATGGATCTGCATTTACTGTGAGCGGACCTGCAATTACATTCAAATATCCACTAAGGAAAGAAGACGTTGTTGATATCAGATTACTTTATGGCAAAGAATATGAAAAAACAGTAACTTTCTATGACCATGAACCAGGAAGTTACTTACTAGAAAAAACTATTCGTGTCGATGATTCTAACAGATCTGTTTATTATGAGTTTAATAATTGGTGGAATGCCAAAAAACCAGTTCCTACTGATTGGAGTAATGTATACATCTATCAACAAAGATCCAATGGATCACAAAATCCAATTGGAAAACTTATCAATTATTGGTGGAACGGTGGTTACTTCTACGTAAGCACCAGATCTAACAACAACATTTTAGAATCTGAACTTCTATCATTTGGCGTACTTCAAAGTCCAAATGGTCCTGTATTTACAATCAATCCTTTATCAAATGCATTTGCATTGACAACTGAAAATGTTGGATCAGATGGCATTACTGAGTTGAGCAGAGAGTCTCAAACTTGGTATAAAAATGATGTAGCATTTACAAAGGATGCTCTACAGAAAAAAGGATTCTTTAAGATTGCCCCTGGTGATAAAGTTAAGATTGACGGTGAAAAAACTTTCAGAACTATCAAGAAAGTTGCTGATAGTATCTATGCAAAAGAGTATAGAACTAATAAGGACGTAACTTCTGATCATTATGGCGATTATACAGTAACTCCATATAATGATATTACCCGTGGTGAAGGACTTAGTGTAGTTGCCAATATGAGAGGTTCTGCAAACCTCATTTCGAGAGCTGATCGTGGCGAAAATTATTCTGATGAGAATGGAATTACATGTACTGGAGGCACTGGATCTGGATTAACTGTTAATATTACAGTTAACAATGGAGAAGTTGACACCATTACTGTAGTAAACAAAGGATCTGATTATACTATTGGTGATGAAATTACTATCCCACAAACAGGTTCTAATGGTGAAGCTACTTTTAGAATTAGTAGTTTAATTGATGCTTATGTTCATACATTAACTTGGAATAAAAAAGTTCAACGTGCAGACGGAACTTTTAGTGAACCAACTGCTTATCAGTATTATACTGCTCCACTTCTTGAGTTTAGACCAAAGAGTGGTAGTGGCGGTGGTGCAAAAGCACAAGTAATTGTAAGTAATGGTCATGTCGTTTCTGTTGAACTTCTAGATGGTGGAAGTGGATATGCAGAAGCGCCAAAAGTTGTAGTAACAAGACAGTACAAAATTGTACGAGACAATGATGTTGAAGTCAACGTGATCAAGGTTGGTATCAACAAAGTTATCAAGCAGTCTCTTACAATTTCCAGCACCATTGATAGTATTTCTCTACCACCACCAGGACTTGCTCTCGTTTCTACTATTGTTTTAGACTCTGTACAGGATATCCAAGACAATGTTGTTGAAAATATTTGGCCAGAGGCAGAAGATGTTGAAATGCCTGTTGGTGCTGAGCAACCAGGGGCACAAGGAGTTTACAGATCTATTGATAGAGTAGAAACTATTGATGTTGGTGAGCAGAAGAGAGTTGTAAAAGAACTCACTTCACTGTTGTTTACTTCTGCTGTCAACGTACTCACATCTTCTACTCTCACTACAAACAAAGAAATCACAACATCTGTTGTTCGTGAGATTGACAATACACGCATTGAAAATGTTGTATATAACGCACCTGCTGCTACACTACAAATTCCTCTCAGTATTGGAGATACTATTGTATACATCCCAGATACAAGCAAGTTTGACAGCAGTGGAAAACTTCTTGTTGGAAATGAAGTCATCTACTACCCACGCAAGTATGACGATCGTTTCCTCTTCTGTAAGAGAGGAGTTGATGGAACTACTGAACAAAATTGGTCAGCAGGAACATTTATCCGCCAGATCGAAGATTACGTATCCGTTGTTCCTGGTGGTGTCAACGTTATCAGTAGTTCTTCTTCTACTGCTGGTCCAACTGCACAACCAGGAGCAGAAATCTTTAGACAAACTAGTGCTTCTGGATCTGCACTAGAACCTCTTGCAGTTGTAACTCTGCCAGACACTACTAAGACAGAACTACTAATCTTTACTCCTGATTCTGGATTAGTTGATTATTTTGTTGAGGATGTATTCTGGACAAACCCTGTGGTCACTAGAAATAATGGTAATGTAACCTTGGTTTCAAAAACTGTGACACAGAGATCTGGAAATATTATTAACGTTAAGAACCAAAACTTTGGAGTTCTAACTTATACTGGTAGATATAAAGTTGGCAACCTTGGACATAATATTGGAAGATTTAATGCATCTCTTGATGATGGAGCAGCAAACGTGTCTGGTATGACCTTGGCAGAATTTGATAGATATTTTGCTGATGTCACACTCAAAGACTTTACTGATCGCGCAGAATCTAACTTTACAAGATCTGGAGTTTATTGGAATATGGCAAATACCTCATTCCAAAATCCAGTTGGAATTGTACAATCCACTGGTGCTGTAGTACCAACTGTATTCGTACAAGACACAACATATTTCCCATCCTCTGGATACTTATTCACTTCTGCTGGATCTGTTATTCAGTATACTGGAAAAACAGCAACATCATTTACAGGATGTACTGTTATTAGGGGCGCATCTGTCGTCACAAATGGCGATGAAATTGTCCCTCATGTAATTTCCTAAATATTGCTATAAATATAAATAACTCAGGCACAACCCACGTCGGAACGAAAAACAAATGGCTGCTATTATCTCTGATAAGTTTAGAATTTTTAATGCTAAGCAATTCCTAGAATCGCTTTCTGAGGGTGCTAATGATACTAGCGCCGATCGTACAAGAATGTACTTCTTCGTAGGAAGACCCCAAGCATGGGCAGGTTACATCGAAACTTACTCCATTGTTGGCGGAAGTTTCACTGTTGGTAACGAGGTCTATGTTGGATCTGCTTACGCTAACGCAACGTTTAGAGCAACGATTGCTGCAGTTTACAGCAATGCAATCCTCGTAACTGGAGTCTTTGGATCACAAGGTGTTAACTCAACTCCTGGTGCAATTGGCGCAAGTCTTGTCGAGTGGGACGGCGCAGCTGCAACTGGCGTAACTGCAAGTGCTGGTGTATATCGTTACGGAACAGAGAACGAACCACCCCTACCTCTAGATAACCAAACAGAGAAGTTTGATGTTTTCGACGACATCATTGCAGCAAAGAGAATCACTGACGAATATGCCCGTGCCGTTGTAAGACGTTATAACTGGGATTTGGTTGCTAACCCAATCTTTGACATGTGGAAACCAGATTATTCATCAACCCCAGCGGGTGGTGGACAAGTTGGTAAAGCAGCATCTACTGGTGCAACTGCAATTGGTGATGCTAAGTTCTATGTCATGAACAGCAACTATGAAGTATTCAAGTGCCTTTACAACGGTCAGAACCCATCAAACCCAGGTGGTCAGAACGCAACTCAAGAACCACTAACAACTTCTGGTAACTACAGCAACGGAATCTTTACTGAGTCTGCTGGTGCTGGATATATTTGGAAGTACATGTACACACTCCCAACTGATGATGTACTACGCTTCCTATCTTCTGACTTCTTGCCTGTAGTTCTTCCAACTGAAGCATCTAGAATTGCAACTGCAGCAGCTGCAGTAGATGGCGAAATTGATGTTGTACTAAGAATTGATGATGGCGCAGGTCTTCCTGCTGCTTCTACTCTCTATAGTGCTATTCGTGGTGATGGATCTGGTGGTGTTGTTCAGATTACCACAACTGCTGGTGGTGCTATTGACACCCTCACTGTTGTTACAAAAGGATCTGGTTACACTTATGCAACTGTTGATCTTTCAGACGGCAATTGCTTCGGTCAACCAAACCTAACTAGCCCAGTTTCAACCACTGGTCAGCGTTCACACCTAGAAGTTGTACTACCTCCTAGAGGTGGTCATGGTTCTGATATGGAACTAGAACTCAATGCAAAGCGTGTTATGACTAACATTCGTTTAACTTATGCAGAAGGTTCTGGTGACTTCCCCGTAGACAACGACTTCCGTAGAATCGGTATTATCAAAGATCCTCTTGATGCTGCAACAACAGCTTTTGCGACAGCAAGCACACTTTCAGGTTTATTCTCAGTTAAGATTACTGGTACTGGTGGTACTGACTACATTGCAGATGAAGTTATCAGTCAAACTGTAAATAATGGCGCTAATACTGCATATGGTACTGTAGTTTCTTGGGTTCTTGACAGCGGTTCAACAACCGATGGCATCCTCAAGTATTATCAGTCACCTTCTCAGCACACTGATGCTGATGGTAAGGTTTATGCTTTTGAGGCAAATGGTGCTCAAGCAGTCACAGGTGCTGACTCACAAGCAGGAGGAGCTCCAGACACAACCAACAACGCAGTTGTTGAAGGTGTACAACTAACTAACGGTCTTGCTTCTCCTGAAATTGATAACAACTCAGGAGACATCATTTACGTTGAGAACAGAAGACTAATCACTCGTGCTCCTGACCAAATTGAAGATATCAAACTTGTTATCGAATTCTGATCAAAATTAGATAATTTAGGTCCCCCGAGCAATCGGGGGATTTTTTTTATCTCTATAAATACTAGGGACTAGATACTAGTATTTGGCGGAGTAAGATGCCTCAGAAGACGAACCTTAATGTAAATCCTTATTTCGAGGACTTTGACGCGAACAAGAATTTTTATAAAGTTCTTTTCCGTCCTGGATACTCCATTCAAGGAAGAGAGCTAACGCAACTTCAATCAATTCTTCAAAATCAGATTGAAAGTTTTGGTAAGTATTCTTTCAAGCAAGGTGAACTTGTAATTCCTGGTGAAGTAGGACTCAATAACAAATTAGATTTTGTTAAGTTGTCTTCTGTATCAGAAGTTGCAGTAAATGATGGTGCTGGAAATATCGTATACAAAAAGTATGATATTTCAGCGTTGGTTGGGCAACAAATTCGTGGTTTAACTTCTGGTGTCATCGGTAATGTAGTTTCTAGTAAAGGAGCAACAGAAACCAATTCAGATACTCTGTTTGTTGTATACACAACCAGTGGTAATGCTAATAATGAGACTACTTTTAGACAAGGTGAAACTCTAGAAGTCATTAATGGCATCAACACTCCATTAATGGTTGTTGGAACAGACGGATCTGTTCTTCCGACTGCACTAACTGTTGTAGACCCAGACACGCAAGAAGAATCTTCTATTGTAAGTCCAGCAATGGGTTTTGCTTCAGCGGTAAAAGTTGAAGAGGGTATCTATTTTGTAAATGGTTATTTTGTTCGCAATGACGAGCAACTACTAGTAATCGATCCATACTATAATGCACCCAGTGCAAAAATTGGATTCCTGGTAGAGGAAGATATTGTAACTCCAGAAGAAGATGCATCGCTCTACGATAATGCAATTGGGTCTTCAAACTTCTCTGCTCCTGGAGCACACAGACTAAAAATTTCTCTATCACTCAAGCAGTATTCTTTAGATACTCAAACTGATAAGAACTTTATTCAATTACTACGTGTTAGAAGAGGAGTAATTGAGAAAAAAGTAGTACAAGCAGACTATTCACTTCTAGAGCAAACACTTGCTAGAAGAACTTATGATGAGTCTGGCGATTATGTTGTTGATAACTTTTCTGTAGATGTAAGAGAATACGCACAGAAGGAAGGAAACAACGGTGTTTATGCCGCTGACAGTGAAGGAAATTATAACGGACTTTCTGAGCAAGATGCATCAGAAAAGATGCTTGCTAATGTTGGACCTGGAAAGGCATACATTAGAGGATATGAAATTGTAAACAAAGAAACTAAAGAACTAGAAGTAAGCAAGGCAAGAGAAACTCTAGATAGTGACAATGTTACAATTAAAACCAGAGGTCTTCCAACATATTCTGTAAAGAACGTATCTGGTTCTATTCCTCTAAATGCCGAAGGATCTGATCTTACTGCATATCCAGATGTAGAATTGTACAACGTATACAATGATGCTGTTGTAGGAAGAGCGATTGATTTTACATCAACACAAAGATCTACCGAAGATGCTGATGGCAGAATCAATACTATTAATCGCAGAGGATCTCTTTTTACCGATTCTGATGGTATTAAAACCGTAACCGTAGAAGTTAGCCAACAGAATTTAGTTCTTAAAGCAAACCCAATAAATAATGCAAGTCCAACACTAGTCTTCAGTGACATCTGTGATTCTAATGGTGAATTACACGCTGTTTCGACTAGAGCATCTGGTTTACCAGAAGCATATAACTCATTTAAGGTAGTTGGTTTTAGTATTGTAAAGAGAGCAGATGCTAGCCCTGGTGATCCCAATAAAAACTTTGCTGAAATTACACTTCTTGGTAACAAAGCAGAACTATCTGCTCTACTAGAATATGACCCAGAAGATGATGGATCAAGAAGATTTTTGTTCTTAGGTACAACAACTGGTGCTGGTCAAGGTCCAATTGCAACTTTCACAAAGACTAACGGAACAATTCTTGCTGGTCAATCTTCACAAACTTACAGTGATGTAACTGGTGTCACATCTGCTAATGGTGTCAATGCAAAGTTTGATGTCGTAAGAGATGGAACTGGTGCAATCTCATCCGTAACAATTGCTGATGCTGGATCTGGGTATACTCCAACAGAAACAATTACCATTCTTGGAAGTTCTATTGGTGGTGCAGATACAACTGATGACATTGTTATCACAGTTGCTAGTATTATACCTGTAGAAAAGTTAGGATACATTGTTGACTACAGTGAAGTTGTAACACCACTTATTGGTACAACAAAACCAAGTAACTTTACACTAAAAGAAAAAGGATTTGGTTTTAACTCAGATACCGATGTAGTTGTATCTAAAGGTACTCTGTCTGATGGAAGCAAAGCATACAATAGTATTTTTGGATTATCATACTTTGGTCCTCAATTCTTTACTAAGATTATTCTAGAGAGTCAACCAGAAAATGGATTTGGTCCTGGTGATTATATTATTGGTGCAACCAGTGGAGCATATGGTATCGTAGAGGGAACAACACAGTCTGCATTTAGTAGTTCTGGAATTCTAATGATTCGTAAACTCTCTGGTGAGTTTAAATCAGGAGAAGTTCTAAAAGATGAGAACGATAACTCTGCAAAAATCGCAACAGAAAATACGATCTCTCATTTCGTAACCAAGTACAGATCAACGGGTGGATATACTGCTAGCAGTGGTCCATCAAATTCTGTTGTTACTATTAGCATTAACGGTCAATTATTTGATACCTCAAAAGTCACTGTATCTACAAATGCTGCTGGTGAGGTAATGTATGTTGATATTCGTGACAGAGCTTCGTTTACTCAAACATATTCTCAACCACCTGTTATTACAGTAACTACTGGTCTCAGCAATATTTCACTTGCTGCAAGAGTTGATGCTATCTTGTATAGAAATACAGTTGTCAATTACAATCCTCAAGACGTTAAGTCTTTTGGTGCCGCATTTGGATCTCTTGGTGCAAACAAGTTTACTGCTGACATTGAAGATGAAAAGACAGAATATGTAAATCTTGTATCCATCACGGAATTTACTTTCTCAGGTAAAAAAGGATTTAAGTTCCTTGAGTGTAATGGATTTGGTGGAGATGCTACACAATTCGTCAAGCAAGGTGATTATGTCCAATATACTGGAACAGATGGTCTTTCTGTAAAAGGAATGGTTCAATATGCAACTGAACCAGAAGGAACAATCAAGTCAAGAATCTATCTTGATAAGTGTTTACCAGAAGAAGTAGTAAATGGAAACATTGTCAAGATTGTTCCCAAGATTGATAATTTCGCACAAGGAACTTTAATTTATCCAACAGGTAGTGGTCAAGTTTCTTCTATCTCTAGGGGATCTGAAGACTCTAAGATCAAATACTACTATAGAAGAGATTTTGTTACCACGTCTACCACCAGTGGTAACTTCATTACGTTTACCGCTCAGTTGCCATTTGGAACACAAAGGTTTGTTACTTTTGATGAGTCAAACTTTATCATGAGTGTTCTTGATCCAGGTGATTCTACTAACGTAAAAACTGGTGACATTATTTACTTAACCAGTGATAATATTGCCACATCAAACACTACTGATCAAGCAAGTGGATTAAATGCTGGTTCTGTTATCATTACATTGCCAACTAGTGTATTCAACGCTACAGCTAATTTCCCCAAATTAAAACTATCTGCTACTTTAGAATTAAGTAAAGCACGTCCTAGAATTAAGACTGCTGTAAAGAATAAGAGAATTCTTATCAAGTCTGTTGGTGATAGAGTAATCCCAATCAGAGGAGAAAACTTTGATGATGAATCCACTACCATTTCCTCTTACTCTGATGCTTTCCGTGTTAGGTATGTCTATGAAGGAACATCAGTTGCTGCACCAGATGTAGATACTGCTGGTAATCTAGTTGGTAATGGAACTGATATCAGTGATAGATTTACATTCGATGATGGACAAAGAGATACTTATTATGATGTATCCAGACTTGTTCTAAAACCAGGATACCCTGCTCCAACTGGTCAGATTGTTATTGCTTTTGATTACTTCGAGCACTCCCAAGGAGATTTCTGCACAGTTGATAGTTACTCCCACGAAGCTGGTGTAACTCTAGAAGAAATCCCATCATTTAACTCATCTGTCCATGGTATTGTTTCACTCAAGAACGTTCTTGACTTCAGACCAAAGGTAGACTCTTCTGCATATATTTCTGGATTTGCAAACGTTTCTTCGAGACAAGAACCAACAACAACATTCACTGGAGAGGGTGGGGTTGTTTCTGTAACTCCTGCTCCTGATAGTAACCTTGAATATACATTCAGCTTTAGTCAATCAGAATTCCTTAATAGAATTGATGGCATCTTCCTTAACAAGAAAGGACAATTCGTACTCAAGGAAGGCAACTCTTCACAGAATCCAACACGTCCAGAACCACTGGATGACGCAATCGCTCTATATTATCTCTATATCCCAGCATTTACTACAACCAGTAAGGATGTAAGAATTACTCCTGTTGATAATCGTAGATATACGATGAAAGATATTGGTAAACTTGAGAAGCGTATTGAGCGTCTTGAGTATTACACTACCCTCAGTATTCTTGAGCAGCAAGCACTAGGAATGCAGATTCGTGATGACATTGGTTTTGATAGATTTAAGACTGGATTTATCGTTGATAATTTTGAGACTCATAAGATTGGTGACATTTCTTCCGCAGACTATCTCTGTGCTATCGATACTCAACAATCTGTACTCAGATCTCAAAGTAATGAAGAATCATTTGGACTAAGAGAAGTAAACAGTAGAGATGACCAGAGAGTTATTGATGGATACCAGAAGACTGGTGATATTGTCACTCTACCATATACAACACTTCCTCTTCTAGGAAATGACTTTGCTACAAAGACAATTAATCCAAATCCATTTGTAGCACTTCAATACGTTGGAGAAGGTCAACTATCTCCAAGAATTGATCCTTGGTATGACAAGACGGTTGAACCTCTCATCGTAGATAACAATACACAACTGTATTCTATTTTCATTGCTAAAAATGAAATTAGAGATTCATTCTCAAGTCTATTCAACTCGTTTGTAATCAATTGGGTTGGATCTAAAGATGTATCTGGTGAGATTACTTCTTTCGGAAGCATCAACTCAGACTCTGCTGGATCAAAAGTTCAGCAAGCATCTGTTGCTAGTTCTTCTAATGTAAGTCCTCAGAATAACGAGATTGGCAAGGGTCTATCAACCGACTCCTCTGATAAGGGAACAGTAGCTACTTCACTGAGATTCTTTGCAAGAAGTATTGCAGTTAAGTATGTCCTAAGAAGACTCAAGCCTTCTACAAAACTACATCCTTTCTTAGAAGGAAAGGATATTTCCAGATGGGTCAATCCAGATAACAGATTTACTGGAATTGCTGGAAGTTCTCTTCAGGGATTTAACGGTCCAATTATCACAGACGAAAATGGTAATGCTAGTGGATTAATTCTCATCCCTGGTGGATATGCGCCACTTCAAAATGCTACCTGGACAGGAAATCCCAATACCATTGATTATGATGCAACTTCTGAACAAGTAAGAGTAACGACTGGAATTAAAACTTTCAGGTTTACCTCTAGTGCTTCTAATGCTGCTAAAGAAGAAGTTGATACTTATGCAGAAATCAAATACTATGCTATCGGAAGACTCCCTGAGAATCCAGCAACAATCAACTCAACTTCACCAGCAATCTTTAAGGCGAATGAAGGTGTCCAAATTATCGATAGTGTAACTGATGTTGAAGCAAGACCAAATCCACTTGCACAAACATTCAAGATTGAAAACTTTGAAGGTGGTTGCTTTGCTACCAGTGTTGACCTCTACTTTAACAAAAAATCAACTAATATTCCAATCAGAGTTTATCTAACAAATACAGAAAGCGACAAACCAGGAAAATATATTGTTCCTGGAACAGAAGTATCACTTGTTCCAAATACAAGAATTCGTGTATTTACTAGCGGAACTCTAACAGTTACGATTGGTGAAACTATTACTGGTGCTAGATCAAACTGCAGTGGTCCACTCGCTAAAGTTCTTGATAGAAATAACAATGAAGTTACTGCTTCCAGCAGCGGCGTTGTTACTTTAACCAACGAACAAGTATACACATTTGTTCTGGACAATCATAATGGAAAAGAGTTTGTACAAAATGAAACTCTGATCATTGGATCTTTGACGACATATAATGCAACGAACAACACAGACCTTTCAATTACTATTGCAAAAGACGCTGGTAAGGTTTCTGAACTAGTTGTTAAGGAAACAGGATCAAACTATGATTCTGCAATTCTCTCTGTAGAAAGTCCACAACTTCCTGGAGGAAGTGTTGCAAATGGTAGTGTTAGTATCTCTGGTGGAGAAATTTACAACACAGATGTGACGCTGTTTGGATCCGAGTACACTGCTCCTCCATCTATCGTCGTCAAAGGCATTGGTAATGGCGCTTCTGGTGCCGTTATTGAGGCAAAGTTGACTATCGATACCCCTGCGGTAAGAATGGGTGTTGCAATCGATCCTACGGGTGTTACACAGTCAACTACACCAACTAAGTTTAAGTTTGCAAACCCCGTTTACTTACAGAACAACTCTAAGTATGCTCTAGTAATCGAAACAGACTCAACCGAATATGCAATTTGGACATCTCGCCTTGGAGAGATTGAGATTGCTACCAGTACACCTGTTACTACTCAACCTCTACTTGGATCTGTATTCAGATCTCAGAACGTTGATACTTGGGCAGAAGATCTATTTGAAGATATCAAATTTACCATCAACCGTGCTGAATTTGATATCAGTAGAGTTGGAAGTTTGAAGGTTGAAAATGAAGATCTTGGTTATCAGTTACTAGGAACAAATCCAATTCAAACTGATGGCACCTCAAACGCTGGCGCAACTTCGGACTTGTTTAGAAACAACAATAAGATCCTAAGAATCCTACATCCAAACCATGGTTTTGAAGATCGTGGTAAGTCATATGTATTCTTCAGAAATGCAACAGAGGTTGCTGGTGTAACTGCTACACAACTGAACACAACACTCTTTGAGGTAAAAGGTGCTGGTGTTGATTACTACCACATTGAAAACGCAACTGTTGCTGCAAATACTCTTCGTGGCGGTGGTGGAAATATTCTTGTTGCAACAAACAAGAAATATGAGCGTATGTATCCACAGGTCAATTATCTAACTTTCAGTGCAACTAAGGTTGAAACTAAAGTTAAGTCAACTAATATTGTTCCTGTAGACTCAAATACTACAAACTATGTTTCTTACTCACAAACAGATTATGAAAAGACTTTCTTGAATGAAATTCACTACTTTAATAATCAGAAAGTATTGGCATCCAAGATTAACCAGACTTCAAATAATCTAGACAGATCTTTTGAGTTGAAGATTGATCTTTCATCTACAGTCTCTTATCTGTCTCCAGTAATTGATCTTTCTTCTGCTTCTGTCAAATACTTGTCAAATAGAATTGAAAAATCTGTTGGACAAGAAGACAGATATGGTAGAAGAGATCAAATCTTGAAGTTCAAAGATGTCTACTATTTCTCTCTTGCGAATATTCCTGTTGGAACAGATATTGATGCTGATAACAACCAAGCAATTGAAGGTTATGAGAGTAAAGCAAAGGGAACGATTATTAGAAAGACTGTTGTTAGTGGAACCACTAATATTTGGGTAAAAGTTTCTACTACAAATGGATTCCAGAAGAATGAAGGTATTATTTTTGGTGGAGCAAATGCTAGTGTCTCATGGGATCCAGCAGCAAATGCTGGAGCAGGTGGAGGAGGAGCAGTTGGATCTGATCCAACCAGAGAAATCTTCTCTGTAAATGTTGCTGACTTGATTGTTGCAAGAAACCCAAGTCTACTAACATCAACCTTTGATAATAAGATTGATGGTAAAGTTCAGTTCTTTGATTCCAAGAATCAAACAATTACTCTTAAGAATGATAAGAAACCCTATGGCAATCTTGGTTACACTGAGTCTCTATTAGAATCGTCATCTTCTGGAAATGCAAGATCTGGTGAAGGTGTAGAAGATATCTTTAGGGTTGGAGATATTATTTCCTATCCTGATCAAGCATCAGAAACCGCTGGTTATTGGGAAATCAAATCAATAGAATACACAGATGGTATTGAATTTAGACCAGAAATTACTTTCAGTGATAGTTCTTCTATTGCAAAATATGTAAGTAAGGAAATTTCTATTGGAAACCCAGGAACTTCTATTGATGTAAGATTGACTGCAAATGTCAAGAACATCAACGACATTCAGGTTCTCTATAGATATAAGAGATCTTCAAGTCAAGAAGCATTTGATAACATTGAATGGGAGTATTTCAACGGCACTGGTTTACCAGATACTGAGGAATTCCCAACCAGTGAAAACAGCATTTCTGGAATTGTTGAAAAGCAAAGTTCTTATCAAGAACTCAAATTTAGTGTTGCTAACCTCCCAGAATTTTCTTCCTTTGGTGTCAAGATTGTAATGAGATCTGATGATCCTGTTTTTGTACCAAAAGTTCAAGATTTACGTGCTGTTGCTTCATATTGATTTCCGCGTATGTCATATATCAAAGTTTCTGGACATGATGGTCTCGTAAGGGACGAAAACACAGGTGCCATCATCAATGTGGACAATTCTGCTATCGAAGCAAGGCGTAAATCAAAACAGTTGAATTCCGCGTTGCAAGACATAAATATGTTGAAGGATGAAGTCTCTGAAATCAAATCCCTACTTAGAGAGTTAATAAGAAATGCCAGCAATTAACGTCGCAAGAACTGATACCTTTGAGCAGCAAAGGGTCAAGATTAATGATATTGGATCTCAGATATTCAGTATCACACAAGGTGGCAGTGATCTTGCTACTGGTAATTTGAAATTGGGGGATGGAACAAAAGCTGTCCCATCATTAGCTTTTACTACAGATCCATCCTTAGGTATCTACAAAGCAAGTAATAGTACAATTGGATATGTTGCTGACTCAAAAATCTTAGCAGATTTTAACATTGAAACTTTATATTCATATAAAGATGTTGTTTTACAAAAAAGAACAGTAACAGATTCTGGATCATCAATTCAGACACAAGGATCTAATTATGATGCTGGCACATATGCAGACATTAGATTGTTAGGTGGAACTGGTGATTTAGCAACAATTAATTTAACTGTTTTAGAATTTGATGGTCAATTAACAAATGCTGGAGCAAATTACAACCCAGGATCATATAGCAGTATTGCTTTAACATATGGCAATGGTTCTGATTCCTTTGTGGATTTTACAGTAGATCCTGTAGATGGTATTGTTGCTGACCAAGGAACTGGATATGTACCAGGATTTTATACATCAGTTCCATTGACTGGAGGATCTGGTAGTGGAGCATTAGCTGATATAACCACGACAGGAACCACAACTATTACTGGTTCTATTACAAACCCTGGATCTTCATATACTGATGGTACATATCCAAATGTCGAATTATTAAATGATCCACTACAAACATTTGTCGTAACTGCAGTTACAAATCCAGGAACTCCACCTCCAAATCACGTATATAATATCGATGGAAGTGTTCAACCTGTTTTAAATTTAATCAAGGGAAATACTTACGCTTTTGATGTTTCTGATGCATCTATGGCGACTCATCCATTTTATTTTGATGCATTATCAGGATTTTTAAGTATTTCAGATTATATCACAATAACAAAGGGTATTGCTGGAACAGCAGGCGCAGTTGTTTATTTGGTAATTAAACCAACAGCACCAACTGAAACTATCAAATATGATTGTTCCTCTCATGCTGGCATGGGTGCTAATATTAATATTACTACTGGTGCTGCTGGAGAATATGGAACAGGATTAAGAGCTACTATTGAAGTTTCTGGAAATGTAGTAACTTCTGTACAAATCGATGCAACAGGATCTGATTATATTGCTAATCAAGTATTTTCAGTTTATCCTGGAGATGTTGGAGGAACTGGTAGTGGGTTTGAATATACCATCTCCAACGTTGCATATGATGGTGTTGTATCTAACTTTGTAATTGCAGATTCTGGACAAGATTATCAAAATGGAGATTCTTTATCTTTTAGTAACAGTTCTATTGGAGGTTTTGGATCTGGATTCCAGTTTGATGTTTCAACTGATCCTGGTATAATTAAAAATTTAACTTTTAATAGTAGAGGGTCTGGAAATCAAGTGGGAGATCAACTTTCTCTTCCACAAGAAGTATCTGGTGTTACTACCACTTTAGATGACCTTTCTTCTACCATTGTTGTTTCTAGTGTATCTGGAATTACTGCTGGAATGGTAGTATCGCAAACTGCGGGAACGGGTGTACTTGGAAGCGGCATTACGGTACAAACAGTAGACTCTATCAACTCGTCTGTAATTCTAACAGGTGCTCCACAAACTAGTGGATCTGCTACATTGACTTTCATTCCTCCATATGGAACACCAACTGTTCCGATGGTTTATCAAGTTAATGTTTTAGGTCCTGTCAGTGAGTATAACATTAGCAATCCTGGAAATGGATATTCTGATCAAGATGTATTAACTGTTGAATCATCTTCATTAACACAACCAATTGTATATGATGTAACTGTAGAATCTACGCAAGATATTACATTTACTGGAAATACACCAGCATCTAATTTCTCAGTGGGAGATTTCATAAAAGTTAGAGATGGTGAAGTAAGTGCTGTTTTTGTTTCTGGTTCAACTCCATTGCAATCAGAAGAAGGAAATACATATTCAAATCTTTCACCAGTTGGTGGTTCTGGGAGTGGATTAGTTGTCTCTGTTGAAAGAGTATTAGGAGGATCTGTAGGAACTGTCACTATTACTAATGGTGGTGTTGATTACGTAGCAAATGAAACTGTAACTATCCCAGGAAATTTGGTTGGTGGATCTTCACCAACAGATGACGTTGAGTTAACGTTAACTACAGTATCAACAAATCAACAATCTGAAATTTTTGAAGTAATTGAATCTGGTGGATTGATTACTTCAATTACATGCGAATATATTGGATTGGGATTTGCTCAAGGAGACACTATTATTAAAGTAGGAAGTTCTACAACAGCAACAATTAATACTGGAAGTGCCCAAGGATACAGATATTTTATCAATACAGGAAGTGGATTTTCCATCACACCAGATTTAAATTTGTATGTTGGAAATAAGTATAGATTTAATGTTTCCAATTCTTCAAATTCTGGACACGATTTTACTTTCTCTCAATTTAGAGATGGTCCGTTCTCTCCAACGTTGGTAGAAAATGTAAGTACCGTATTTTCACTAACCAGTAAAAACATTACAGTTGCTTCTACTACTGGTATTGTAGCAGGAATGGAAGTTGTAGTATCTTCTGGTGTTGGTCTTCTTCCACCAAACACTTATGTTGATGTAGTTGTTGATGCTACTACCATTACACTAACTGAGTTTCCTATTGCACCTGGAGCAACTGATGTCAATTTTACTGGTGTTCCTTATACAGACGGAGTTGTTAGATCTCAAAACTACGTAGAAATTTCAATTAGTGCTTCCACACCACCACTTTTTTACTACTGCCCAAACCATGTAGACATGGGAGGATCGGATGGTAATGAAGCTGTAATAACGATTGATCCCAATAATCCAAAAGTTTTTGGATCTGGATTTGAATTATTAGTATCATCTACTACACAACAAAATATTATTCGCAACAATATTCTGACGGGAGATATTAGTGCAGTATCTTTTACTGGAACTAATGCTTCACTTTCTGATATTGTTGTTAGTGGAGATGTAAGCACAGACACTGCTACAGTAAACACATTAACTGTAACTAATATCACGTCTAGTGCGCTTTCAATTGTTGCTCCAGTAAGTCTCAGTGGAGATTTAAATATTGGTTCTACGATTACAATTGCGGAATCCAATGGAAACATTACTACAGCTGGAATTTTAAAGACAACCAATTCTCTCAGTGTAAGCGATGTTCTGACAATAACAGGATCGGTTATTGCAACATCTGGTCCTAATGATATTACTTTTACACCTGCTGCTGGAAGAAGTCTTAAGGTTAATAGTGTAACATCTTTAGATCTTCCAACTGGTACTACACTAGAAAGACCATCAAATGCAGTAAATGGATCTATTAGATTCAATACAACAAATGGTCAATATGAAGGATACAATGCTTCTACAACATCATGGTCTTCTCTGGGTGGTGTTAGAGACATTGATGGAAATACTTACATTTTAGCAGAATTATCCCCAGGCGCAAATGACAATACATTATGGTTCTATAATGATAACAACAATACGCTCAGAGTTACGCCTAATTATTTGGATTTTAGGTCTGTAAAGAAAATATCTTCTGGAAGACTTGGCATTCCATCTTTTACTGAATGGGCAGCAAATACTCCTGTTTCTATTGGTCAATACTTAAAGTACAGAAACAACTTATATGAAGTCACTGGTGCTGGAACAACAGCAACATCAGGAAGTGAACCAACACATACTTCTGGAGTTTTAAATAACGGAACTGCACAATTAACTTGGTATTCTCTTGCAGTATCTCCAATTGAGTTTACAGAAGTAGAAGAATTGCGAGTAGGACCAAATAAAGATTGTCCTTTAATTGTTAGCGCAGAAACAAAAATTCTAGACAATGTAATTTCTACTCTAGTTCAGGATTTAGTATTAACTCCAAACGCTGGTAAGAAAGTAAGTATTGATGCTCCGACTTCGCTTGTAATTCCTGTTGGTAATACAAATCAAAGAGGTTCTGCTTCTCAGGGATCGATTAGATACAATACAACGATATCACAGTTTGAAGGATATAGTGGATCTAACTGGTCTTCTCTTGGTGGAGTTAGAGACGTTGATGGAAACACATATATTATCCCAGAGACTGCACCAGCAGCAAATGAAAATATTTTATACTTCTATAATGATAATGTAAATACAATTCAACTTTCTTCGACTGAACTTGACTTTACAAACATTGATACAATCACAACTAGTGGCGGTAATTCTTTAGCACTGAATACGGATATTTTAACTTTAGATAGTTCTGCTACGACTATTGATAATACTAGTGCAACTTCAACTTTTATTAGCACAACAAAACAATATCTTGATTTAGGACTTTCAAGTGGACTGAATGTAGATCCAGTATTAAGACTTGATGATCAAGGTGATGTATACCTTAACACTGGATTTGGTACAGGAAATTTCAGTGGAGTTAAAATTTTTGATGGTGACCTAAAAGATTTTGAACTAGCAGATTACGCTGTTGCTACAAAAACTTTTGATTTAACCAAAGGATCTACTAATAATTCTTCTACAATTCTCTATAGTATTGCATCTGCTAAAGGTTGTGATGTTACTGTTGTTTGTAAGTCGAGTAGTGGTAAAAAATCTATGGCAAAGTATTCTGTCATTGATGATGGCACCGATATTTACTTCACAGAGATTGGATCGTTAAATACTTCTGCGGATGGATTTACTGCAAGTTTTGATATTACTGCATTAAATGAAACTAGAATTAGTTTAACTCTTTCCGATGATCATTCTAATGGAGACGTGGTTTCGTTCACCCTAGTAACACAAACTATTAAGTAAAATGGCAAGTAATTTAAAAGAATTTGATTCATTAGGCGGATTTTCTGTTGATGAAACAGTTGTTGTAGATGAATCTAGAAATGCTAAAGATTTAAACACCATTGAATTAAAAAATAGATTCTTTAGTGATAGCAATAAAATTAATTATATTTTAAGGGGTAGTAATACTGCTACTTTAGCGATTGATGATGTTGGAACCACTATTCCTTTGACCAGTGGTACAATGAATTTTATTACTGGTCATTTCATTGGTGTAAATCCAAATGGAACTGTTTACTCAGGAAAAATTGAGAGTGCAGTAAATTGCAATTCTTCTGGACTAACAACAGTTCTTTCCAGTATGCTAACAATCATCAAACATGATGTTCCAACAGGAGAATCTTGGACCATTGACACATTCACTGCTACTAACAGATTTAGTTATTCTACTATTAGAACAGGAACTACACAACTTATTAAATGGGCTGTATCTACTGAAGTAATTAGTATTGCTTGGTCTTGATGCTAAATATAACAGAGGATTTTAACGGCGGAGCTAGGTAGCACCATGAGTTTTCATATTAATTCCGATAAAGAAAAGATTAGAGGCGTAAACCCTAAACTTATCGGTGATAATGAAGCTACAATCAGGATCGGTACTGGTTCGGATGAACGAGAAGTTTTCCGAGCAGAACTAGATTCCCTGAGTGGATTGCCACGAATTGGCATCAACAGAACAGGTCAGCGAGTAGATACTATTAGTGTTGTTACTGGTGGTTCTGGTTATACATCAATTCCAACCGTTAATATTGATCCACCACCAGCTGGTGGTACACAAGCACTAGCAACAGCGTTTGTTGGCATTAATGGTCAAGTTTCAAACGTTGCTGTTAATGATCCAGGTAGTGGATATACTACTGCTCCTAACGTTACATTTTCTGGTGGTGGCGGTGCAGGTGCTTCAGCAACCGCTACTCTAGATACAGTTGAATATGAACTTGACATTAATGGTGCCATTAGAACCTCAACGTCTATCATTTCAGATACAGCGAGAGTTTTAAACCTCGATATTGATAACTTTGTTACTCCTGACTTGGAGCTAAGAGCTCCTAACTTAAAAACTTTTGCGAACAATACTGGAGTTCTATTTACTCCAAATGATATTGTCAATAAAGACGAATTTGTATACGCTGATGCAAATGTATACCAGATTTTAAACGACGGTAAAACTGGTGGTACTTTCCCCACACATACAGATGGCATTGTTGTAAGTGGAAATGCTCTAGACGCACCTGTCGATCCTGGTGTGCAGTTAAAGCACATTGGATATAGAGTTAATGATCCAGAAGGATTCCAATACAATCAGACTGGCAATGCAGGTGCATATCCACGTTCTATTACTCCTTTGCTTGGTGATAGATCCGATAAGATTGCTACTACTGAATATGTCCTCAATCTAGCGACAAATGACGTTGGTGGACGTATCTATGTTTCTGAGCAGATTGGTTCTAACTTAAACGATGGTCGTTCTGCTGTTGCTCCTGTACAGACAATTAAAAGAGCAGCACAAATTGCTTGGAGTACACCTGGAGTAAAAGAAACAATTATTGTTGCTGGTGGAGATTATGTAGAAGATAACCCAATCTCTCTGCCACCAGATTGTTCAGTTGTTGGTGATAACCTCCGTCTTGTAATTATTCGTCCTCAAAACCCAGGAAAGGACATCTTTAAATTCGGTGATAAAAACTATGTTACTGGAGTAACATATCGTGACCAAGTTGACCCTGTTACTGGTCAAGGTACTGCAACATGGCGATATGCCATGGTGTTCGACGATAAGCAAAGAGTAATCATTGACAATGAAGTTAATGGGGACTTTGGAGTTGACTTCCCAATTGGTCATAAAATCATTGGACCAGATAGATTCAGATTAACGTTTGACTCTAACACTGGTGGTAATCAACTTGTTCCTGGTCTTGATGCTATTTCCGATATTTTAGGTGCTAGAACTAAAATTATTGCTGTATCATTTGATCAAATTACTGGACCATCTGCATTCTTAACAGGTTCTGTTGATGTAGAGATTGTTAGTGGTGGTTTCTCAAACTCAGAAGGATTTACATATTATACTAGTGCTGCACAAGGAGCACAAATAAGTGGACTTACTGCTACACAAGCAGCAGGTGAAAATTTAATTAGATTTACAACAGATCCAACTACATTAATTCCTGCAGGATCACTCGTTTATCTTGATGATCTAAATGATGATATTTTTACCGCTGGTTTCTATGAAGTCACTGGTATTTTTACTGAACAAGCACCTGCATATTGGGATGTTAGAATTGGTGGTTTGCTAGGAGCACCAACATTTAATAGTCTTGAGGCATTTACTGGTGGTGTTGATGTATACGCTGCTAGTGCAACAACCGCAGGTTTTAATTCAACATCTTCAACATCTATTAGAGCAGAAGGTGAAGTCGTTTCAGTTGACTATGATGTAACAACAGAACTTCCAATTACTAAAATTGATTTCTCTTTACAGGGAGACGCAAGTATTGCTACTGGTGGTTTCCAAAATGAGCAGTTTGGCAACTCAGAAGATCTTGGTGGTATTGTATTCTATACAAACCCACTTGCTGGTGCTAGTAATACTCATGAATTTAAAGAAGGTCAAGAAATTGAACTTTCTGGTTTACCAACTTTAAATCCAGATTTAAGTTTCTTGAATGGAAAACAAAGAATTTACAAAGTATTAGAGGACGCTGATGGTCGTGCTAGAAGATTTGTAATTCCAAAGAAAGCTCCATCAATCACAACTGGTAATTTTGACCCAGGACAGTTTGCAAAGGTAAAATCATACTCTAAGAGCATCACTTTATCTCTTAGAAACTCTCCAAGTAAGTTCCCTCTTGCAACCCCTGTAGACAGAAGATACCAAGATGCTGTCACCTTCATTCGTAACAACAGAGACTTTATTGCAGATGAAGTTGTAGGAAAAATTAATGCAGAGTTTGCAAAAGAATATTATTCTGTATACAACGTATCTGGAAATTCTTTTGACATCTACCTTGGATTGAGTGCATATCCACATACTTATGTAAGTGGAGGAACAGTAACCTTTGGTGGATCTACAGTCAATATTACTGGATTTACTTGGGATAATGCGGTTACTGGCGTTGCTACAGTTACTACAGCAACTGCTGCTGGAGTCAGTGAAGATGATACCGTAAAACTGGCAGATCTACTGATTTCTTGTGCAAATGGTCAAAAGATTTATCCAAGTTTTAGCATCCCAGTAGATGACGAGCAATGCCGTCAGGATATTGTACACTTCCTGAATGCTCTAGTAAGAGACTTGGAATTTGGAACCAATCATAATATTATTGAAGCTGGTAAGAAATATATTGTTGGTGCAAAAATTGATTATGTAGACAATGAAATCATCCAGACTGTACGTGCAATTGAATATGCTAGAGAACTAGCAATCTTTGCAATGTGTAATTGGAGAACTGGCAACAGAACTCCAAGTGATTCAGTTTATGCTCCCGAGTATTCTTCGGTTGCAAGATATTTCGATGACAGTGTAATCACTTCTACTGCTCCAGATCCAGTAACTGGCGTTGCTTGTGATGATGTAAGATCTGCTATCGATACTCTTGCATATCTTTATATTGATGTTGTTGCTAACAACACATCAGGAACATATCTCGATGCAGCATATCTAATTGCTCGCAACAGAGATCTCATTGCTGATCAAGCATACCTAGATGCTATTGCAGCATATCCTGGTCTTGGACTCAGCAACGTTGATGAGAGAAAGTGTCGTAGAGATATTAACTATATCATTGGTGGTTTGATTAGGGACCTTTCATTGGGTGGCAACTCTGGTATTGTAACCGCCGCAGAAAGTTATTACAGTGGTACGTCGTTAGTTGGTGTACCTCCAGCTGAGTTGGGTGCTACTAGATATGCTTTCCAGAGAGCAGAATATTACGCAGCTGCTGCTATGCGTAATTGGACTGATGGAAACGTTTTACAAGTTACTCCAAGCACAGCAACATACAATTCAACTACTGGAGTAGTCGAGATTACTATTCCAACACCAGGAACACTTCCACAAGGTCTAACACAAAGTTCAAATGACAGAATTGCTTTTGCTGAAGGAGCAATTACATTTAACTGTTCTTCTAATGGTGGCGGAGACCACGCAAGTCCAGATCGCTTTGATTCAAATTTTGGAAAGAGTTATGCAATTATTGATGTAGTCAACCTTGGAGCAACAACCACAATTAGTTGTAATGTTGGAAATGCTGGAACTGCTGCTGGTGTAGCGCACACATTTGTATCTGCTCTGGCAAATGGAACTAAGATCATTTATAGTCCAATTACAACTACTTCATCAATTCCTAAATTTGAAGATTGGAATATTCTAACAGATTCTTCTGCTTCTACACCTGCTGGTATCTTCACTCCATCTGATGCTACTTATGATCCAGCAACTGGAGATTTTGTATTAACAATGAATAGTCATGGATTAACAACATCCAATTCTATTCGTTTACAACCAGAATCATTTGTGTTCACTTGTACCATGGATGGTAACAAGACTGAACATGCATTGCCAGCTCCTGGTCAAGCAGCATATGGTAATGCTCTTCAAATTACTGGAACAACAACAAATACAGTTACTGTTAATGTTGGTGCTTCTGGTCCTAACGTACAGTTTACACCAACTGATGCAACATACAACCCCGCTACTGGAGCATTAGAACTAACGATTGGCACTCATACGCTATCGGTTGGTGAGGGTATTGTTATTGCTGACAATTCCTTGTCGTTCACTTGCGACATGGATAATCGTGATTCGGTTAAGACATATCCACGTCCTGGTATCGACCCATATGCTGGTCGTTCTATGAAGATCACCAGCAAGACAGCAACTACAATCACCGTCAATGCTGGTGTTTCTGCTGCCAATAAGTATTTCCAACCATCTGCAGTAAATTATAACTCAACAACTGGTGATATGACTGTCACAGTTGGTCAGCATGGATTGGGTGTTGGACGCCATGTTGTTCTGGAAGATAACTCCTTCACCTTCACTTGTGATCAGGATGGAAATGCTACTCAGCACACATATCCACGTCCTGGCACTGATCCAATGGCTGGTAAGTCCATTGAAATTACTGCTGTTGGTAGCACATCACACACAGTCACAGATGCTCCATATAACGCAGCAACTGGTCTTGTAACACTTACTGTTGCTGGTCATGGATTTAGCAATGGTGATTATGTCAAGGTTGCTGACGGATCTTTGACATATACATGTGTTCTAGATGGCAATACAGTACAGAAGTCTTATCCTCGTGCTGGATATGATTACCCATCGGGTCGCTGGTTAGAAATTTCTAACGTCACCACAAATACGTTTGATATTAACATTGGTCCTTCTTCTTACACTGGTACTCATACGTTTGTAAGTGCATCTGCTAATGGTCTTGAGCGTCAAGATGGTACATTTACTATCAATGTTGGCGGTGCTGGCACTGCTGCTGGTTCTGTACATACATTTGTTAGTGCTACAGCACAAGCAATCAAGCACGAACCACAATCTACACATTATTTTGAGGGTGCTACCAATAACGCTGTATCACATTCTCCACAATCTGTACATACATTTGTAAGAACAAGCGCAGATTCTGTAACTGCTTATTCTTCCAGCACTCCTGCTCTTGCTTGTGCTAATGTTGAATCAACCATCAATACAGAGATGGCATTGTTGGATGGTATTTTGGAATATGCAGAAAATCCATCAAGTGGAACTGCTATTGTTCCTGGATCTACTACGCAAACTTTCGGAACTCTATACGATACCGTACAGATTATTACGTATCCAGATAGTTATATCTACGATACACAGGGAACCAGAATGGCAGTTCGTGCCGACTACGATGACTACCCAATCATTGAAGCATCACCATACACTCAGAATGCTTCTGTAATCTCTTCTGCTGGTGGTAGCGGCGCTGAAATTGATGGAGATAAGGTTAAGCAACCTAACTGTCCTTTCCCTGGTCTAGAAGACGACGGTTCTGCATCATTCCCCAACCAAGGTAAATCCATGGTTGCTGCAGCATTCACTATTGTGTCTCAAGGTGGAACTGGATATCGTATTAAGAATGATGGATATGTTCAGTTGGTTTCGGTTTTCTGTATCTTCTGTCAAGATGGTGTCTTAGCTGAGAGTGGTGGTTATGCATCTATTACCAACTCTGCAACAAACTTTGGTGTATATGCACTGAGAGCAAACGGATTTAGAAGAGATGCTTATTCTTTTGACCAAGCAACGATTCAATCAATTAGTCAGACTGCTGCTGGTAGAACTACCATGATTCTCACTGGTCTTGGTAGAGCTCCGCTGGAGCATTACATTGCCAAGATTCCTGGTTACTCAACACAGGCAAGCAACATTGAATTCTTTATTGATGATGTAAGTGCTGTCTCTGTTGCAGCACCATTTACAGCAACTATCACATTAGCAAATGGTGATGGTAATGATCCTCTTGTACTGGTTAGAGATTCTGATGGAGCAACCATTAGTGGTTTAACAGCACTACAGCAAGAGTTAACACCTGCTGGTTCTGCTAATTCCACAATTGCTTTCCATAGACCTTCTATTGTTAACTCTTCTTCCCACACATGGGAATATGCTGGTGCAGGTATTTCATATAATGCACTACCAGAAAATGGTGGCACCAAGATTGAAGCGTATGAACAAGTGGACGGACCCAATCAAAACTATGGTCGTGTTTATGTCTCTGGTACTGATGAACTTGGAGACTTTAAGGTTGGTACATTTGCAAGAATCGAAAACAGAACTGGTGCTATTACCTTCACGGGTACAGTTACCATCTCTGAAGTTGAATTCTTGAAATTGAAGGGTGGTACTGTTGTTGTTACTGGATTCTCTGCTGATAACACCCTTGGTGGAGCAAATACATCTGACTCTAAACTACCAACACAAAAGGCAGTTAGAGATTTTATCACCAACAATCTTGGTGCATACATCAACAAACCATACTCTACAAATGCTGTTCCAAGATCTCTGGTTGAACTTACAGATTCTGGTAAGATTTCTCTAGATCAGATCCCAGCACTCAGACCATTCAGTGTCTACACAGTTGCCGATCAAGCGGGAAGACTTGCTCTAGAAGGAGCACTTGCTGGTGATATCGCAATTCAGCAAGACACACAAGCTTCATTCATTCTGAACAATGACAATGATAGTTTGTTCCTTGGATTCCCCGTAGATCCAACCCTAACATTTAGCAACAACGGAGTTGGTGGAGTTTATACAGGAACTCCAACTGGAGGAAGAATCCAAGCAACTGAATATAGACAAGGTGTTGTATATCAACTTAACATTACAAATGGTGGATCTGGATATACAACTGCTCCAACAGTAACGATTGCTTCCCCAGGTGGAACTGGAGTTCTAGCAACTGCAGTTTGTACAATTGCTGGTGGTGAAGTTGTCACACTAACCATCACAGAGAATGCTGGATATTATGGTGGTTATGGTTATACCTCAGCACCAACTGTTACCATTGCTGCACCTCCTGGTAGTGGCACCCAAGCAACAGCAGATGCGTTTATTGAAAGTAGACTGTATGGTGATATCATCAATAATATTAAAATTGAAGATACTGATTCTATTGATGACAATTCAGTACCAGCAAATGTTATCAACATCAATAGAGCTGTTAACACATCCGCTTTTGATAATGCTAACTGGGTATCTCTTTCTGCCCAAGCTGTTAATATTGGAGATCTTACAGCGACTGCTGGTAATGTTATTAGTTCTACGCTTCTGGGTACAGGATCAGCAAACTCCTTTACATTCTTGCGTGGCGACACCAGATATGCTCCAGCAGTACAAACTGTTAAAGGTGCTGAAAGAAGATACTTCGCTCCTATTGTAGCAAACGCAGTTGGAGGTTCTAGTCAGTTAATTTTTAATGAAGCAGATATTATTGATGATGCTGTTGTTGGACATGATGTAAGTGAAAGTGTTACAGGTATTCCTGCTGGTACAACAATCAATGGTATTGCCAGCACGGGTGGTTTGACAACAATTGCTCTAAACAACCCAATCACTAGTGGTGTAACAATTACGGCAGGAACTTTTATCGAGTTTTTCCGCAATCCATCTCCAGTCAAGATTGATTCATTACAAACTAAGAGTGACTTTGTTGCCGAGATTTTAATTGCAAATGCTGGTACTGGATACACTCCTGGAGATTATAAAAACATTGAACTTACGGGTGCAAATGTTGGAAATGGTATCGGACTTGAAGCTAATATTGTCGTAGATTCAAATGGTTCTATCGAAAGTGTAACCATTACAAATGCTGGTTCTAACTTCCAGAAGTATGAAAGTGCTTCACTAAATGGCGATTTTACTATTACTATTCCAACAGAAATTGGACCAGGAAGTAACGCTGTATTAGAAGCAAAAACAACTACCTCAACAAGATCTCATGGTTTCATTGGTCTTGATGTTGATAGAGTAACTGACGCAACAATTTCAGCAGATCCATTTGGTACTGCAGGTGTTGCTAGATTTAATAAAGTTCAGTTTGAAATTGGATCAAATGGTTCAGTTACACTGAAAGATCAGTCAAATACAATTGCTAGTGGACTAGACGCTGACTTACTTGACGGCGCACAAGGTTCGGTTTATCTGGATGGACAAAACTTCTACCAAGATTCCATCGGACCTCTGCAAATGCAGAAAAAAGTTGATTATGACTTTAATGTCCTTGGTAGTTCTGGTGAAACGGACAAAGTAAACACCAATGACCAAAACCCCAATTCAAATGGAGCTCCATTTGAATTTACAAACGGTTTAACAATGAGAACCGTTTTTGATACTGCTGACGGTCTTTCCACAGCATATCCTCAAGTTGTTTCTGGAATCCAAAATGCAAATAAGCATTTGGTAATGTCAATCAGAACTGCTGGTGATACTTCAACTGTTAATGGCGGTGGTGTAAGACAACTTGCATTTGGTAATGATGATAACATCTACCTCCGTGGTTCTGGTGCTGTACTGAACCAATTTGGTAACTGGGCGAAAGTCTGGACTTCTGAAAATGATGGTCCTGGAAATGCTGTATCTGGTTTAGGTCCAAATGCTGACTTACTTGACACAAAACAAGGAACTTGGTATCAGCAACCATGGAACCTCAATATTAATGATCCAAAAACTAATGATCCTCAGCAACTCTGGGAAACGTATTTACCAAGATTCTTAGATACAACCAAATTTAGAAATAAAATTGAACTTAAATCTTATAATGGAACAGATACTTCTTATAGAATCTTCTTTAGAGACGTATTAGATATCAGTGCAACTGGAATTTATAGAATTGGATATCCTGGTGGCATCAATCTATACGACAACACTGGCGCTGGTAACGTTGGTGATTTCTTTGTTGACAATGCTATCCAACACATTGATGCAAATGATTCGGCAGAAAGTTATACTATCTTAGAAGGGAGGTTGTCTTCTGGTGGTAGCTTCACCAATGCTGTTTTTCTTGGAACTGCAAATATCCAAAGACGATTTGATGCATATGCATTGAATGAAGACAATAACATGTATACACCAGCAGAAATTGGTAATAATGCTGGTAATGGATTTGTAAGATTGGGTAGAAGAAATAACATTGCATCTACTCCCTACATTCATTTTAATTCTTCTGCTGCTCCTGCTTTAGATAACAACAATGCACCGACATTTAACTCTGCAATTGTTGCAAGTGGTGGTGATGCGACCGAAGGTTCTGGCTCAATTAATGTTATTGTTGTAGATGAAAATGAATTCACTGTAAATTCATCTATTATTTGGAACGCAGGCAACGTTAATTTCAATTCCACCAACGTAGCATCTACAGCATCTCTCAAGTCTGCTGTAATGAGAGACACCAATGGCGATTTTGCTGCTGGAACAATCACAGCAGATCTAACAGGTGCTGCTTCAGATAACGTATTGAAGACTGGAGACACTATGACTGGTGCTCTCCTGATCACTAATGTTGCCGAAGCAGACCAGGCACTTAGTGTTTCTGGTAGATCAGATTTCCTTGCTTCTGTAACGGTAGAAGATGATTTAACTGTTAATGCTGGAACTTTATATGTAGATTCTACTAATGCTAAAACAACTGTCGGAAGTACAACTAGTGGTCCCTCTATATTCAATGTATATTCAGATGATGGCAGCGGCACATATGTAGCAAATAATGCACTTGCGGTACAAACTTCACAATACAAGTTTACTGTTTGGAATGCTGCCAACGGTGGTGAATCTGGTATGGTTCTCCGTCATGGAACTACTGCTGGAGATCCAGCAGAATGGGGAATTTCAGCTGAAAGAGGCTCAGCAAATGTTGGTGACCTAATTTTCAGAACTAAGACTGGCATTTCTTCAAACGCAGAAAGACTCAGAATTAGCAACTCTGGTGACACGTACCCTGGAGCAACAGAGACACAGCATTTAGGTACTGTTTCAAAACGTTGGGCAACTATTTTTGGTGCTGTTATTGATGCAAAAGATTCTGTCAAGATTAGTGATGGTAGTGGAAATAATGGTGCTGAAGTTCAGTTCTTGGGCGCAGGATCTGGAGCAGGTGGCGGTAGAAGCTGGAGATTTGGTAACGCACTAAACTCTGGTGCTGATGTATTCGAGATCTCCGCTTCCGATTCTCTTGGTGGAGTTGATTGGAGAACTGCTCTAGCAACTCCACAAGCACCAGTTCTTGCATTTAATGGTTCTACCAATGCTACTGCTATAAACACAACTGCATTCTCTGGTGTAGATAATACTGATCCATCAAACCCAGTCAATAGAGACTATATTTTAAATGTTCAGGGTGATGTCAATATCAATGGTCAACTATTCCAAGATAATGCAGAATTCGTTACTTCAAGATGGACAGAAGCGTCTAATGGCAATGATATCTACAGATTGTCTGCTGTCGGTATTAATAAAGCAGATCCTGCTTACACATTAGATGTTGATGGAGACTTCAACGTTACTGGTGCTCTCTATGTCAATGGCATTGTTAAGTGGATTGATGCTAGCGGAATTATAAATATTGCTGGAACATCCATCAATGAAACTTTAACCACACCACAGAACTCAATTCTATACAGTTACGGTCAAATCACTATAAATAGTGGAAATGTAGTAACAGTTGGTGCTGGTACTTCTTGGACAATTTACTAAGTTGTAAAACTTTTTCTTTAAAACTATGTCGGAACTAAATGTTGGAAGATTAAACGCCACTGGAACTGGTGTAAAATTCCCCTCTTATACAACTGCAAACTTACCAACAGGTGAGGTTGGATTGACTGTTTGGGACAGTGATGATGGAAAATTAAAAATTTATAATGGCGCTGATTGGGTTGATGTCCCTGGACAAGAAGATCACCCAGTTGGATCACAAGCATTTGTTTATACTGGATCAGATCAATCTTGGACTGTTCCAGATTCTGTCACCAAGATTAAAGTTAAAGTCTGGGGAGGCGGCGGCGGAGGCGGCGGCACCTCTGGATGGTCTGATGGTGGAAGAGCTGGTGGCGGTGGGCATTGTTCTGGAAACCTTGATGTTGTACCAGGAACTGCATACACCATTGTTGTTGGTCAAGCTGGAATTCAAAGGTCTCCATCGAGAACGTATGGTGGTGGAGGTAAAGCAAAAAATACTTGGGGTCCTGGATCTGGTGGTGGTCTTTCTGGTTTATTTACTGGTGGTAACTCAGTATTCTCTGGATCTAATCCACAAACTGGTTCTTTCTCTAGAGCACTACTAGTCGCTGGTGGAGGCGGTGGCGGTGGTGCTACTAGAAACCCAAACTCCTGTAACGGTGGAGGCGGTGGTGGCACCAATGGTGCTTCTGGAACATCTAATTATTCAAACAACAACGGTGGTGGTGGATCTCAGGGAAGTGCTGGAAGCAGTAACTGTACAGCTAATGCTGGTCAGTTAAGTGGAGGAGATTGCACTTCTGGATATGGAGCTGGTGGTGGAGGAGGATACTACGGCGGTGGTGCAGGTTGCTATCAAGAACCACTCGACATGGGTGGCGGCGGTGGTGGATCAGGATATACCGCTGGTTCCGTTACATCAGCAGTTCTAATTAGTGGTGGTAGTGGTGGATCTAATCCTGGAAGCCCTGGTAATAATGCAGATGTTGACAACCAAGGTGCAGGAACTGGAGGAAACACAGATGCTACAGGATCCCCTGGAAGAATTGTTATCTCTTGGCCTTATTGATTATTTAAATTTAGGACCAGATACCCAACCAACTAGAGCATATCTGGTTCCTTGTGTAACTGGTGTTACTTCATGAAGAACATAAGAGGGGAATGCTGTAAGGCATCCCCTTTTTTTATCTGCAATTTCTGGGGAGTTTTCGTAGTATAAATTTAATTCACCACCAGAATATTCAGATGGATCTGAAAGTTGAATACTAAAACTGATTTTTCTTGGTCTAGATTCTTCATAACCAAGATCTAAATGTTTTCCATAAAAATCTCCGTCTGAAGTATATTCTGTGAATTGAAGATTTTGTATCATATCAACATCAAACTTAAAATGAAATTTGTTTATTTCATTTAGAACATCTGAAAGGTGCCTAAAGATCCATTGATTATCCTTTAGGTCAGAACGTATCCATGACAGATTGCATTTTCTATATTTTGAATCTTTAGTGCCATCAAGTCCAAGTTTTGCTTCTGTTGGTGTTGATCTTTCTGGGTCTTTACCAATCTCTATAATTTTTTTTATTTCAAAATCTGTAAATACAGATTCTGCTTTTACCCAAGGTACATTATTTTCTACATTTAGATACCACTGATATTCCATATTATTTCAAAAGAACTTCTAATACTGATTTTGTGTTGGAACAAACAGAACTAAGATTTCTCATTTCTAAAATGTGTTCCTGCAGTTCTTGTTCTAACATGTCTTCATATAATCCCCAAGTTGAAAAAACTTGTTGTATGGTTTCTTTTTTAAAGTGTCCAAGTCCAGCTAGAGTTGAATTCCAAAGAATTTGATTGGCACATCCATAATAAGTATCAAAATCATCCCACCTAGTTAATCTAGTTTTTGCCAGATCTAAAATGTCAGAAACTTTATCTGACACTGGTTTATCATATGTAACATATTTCCAAAAATCAGTATTGGTTTTTCCGCCAGTATAATGAACCATTATAAAATCTACTAGATCATCACAAATTTTTGCAACTCGTTCGTTGTACTTTTTTACAGCAACACTATTCAGCATTATAGTGATATCATCACTAAAACAATTTCTCATAAAATCGTTTAATTGAACTAATGCACAGTGAACTCCAGTTGCTTGTAGAGGTTCGACAGAGTAATTAGATTGACCCAGTGCTAAACAATTTCCAGAAAAACATTCTTTCTGTCTAGTATTATTAAATTTGACTGTCTTTATATGCTTTACATTTTTACCATAAAAATTATTCAACTCTTGCAAAACTCTATTTTCATTTGAAAACGAATTTGAGTAAATATATCCTCTGCCAATAGAATTAGATTTTTGTATTTTAAATTTCCATCCACTATTCATTGTTGTTGATGATGTGTATGGAGGTATGCCACTATCAGACTCATCAACACTATAAAGTAGTGCTTCATTTAGAGGCAGATATTTGTTGTAGTCAACGATTTTATCTGAGAGATTTTTGATTAATACTTTTTTTGAACCACTACAATCAACAAAAAAATCTGCGGTTATTTCTTCGCCAGAAGAAAGGATAATTGATTTAATTTTATTATTTTCACAAATCACCTCATCGATTTTTGCATCGATACAAGTAACTTTATTTTTTAATGAGAGATTTTTAAAATACTTTCCAACTTCCTCATTGTCAACATGATAAGCATGTAGTCCTGGGTCATGGATATTTACTTTGCCGTTAGAAAGTTCAAAGTTGATTTTATTTCTATTAGAAAGATACCCAGTCTTACTGCAATCATCAACATCATATCCTTTTAGAATGCTGTAAAATAATGCAGTATCAATAAATTTATCAGATGTTATCGTTCCTTCAATAGGATGAAAGAAAGAAGTGTTGTTACTATTCCATCCATCAAATTTAATTGAAAGTTTTGGAACTGATTTTGTTTTTACAAAAAAATCATACTCGTCAATTTCATAAAAAGGATCTGTCAGAATTCTCCTAAACAATCCAGTAATTCCTTCCCCAACACCAATGGTTGGAATGTCGGAACTGGTGATATTAATATACTGATGTTTTGGTCTAATTTTTGACATCACAAAGGTAGTCAACCAACCAACAGTTCCACCACCAACAATTACAATTTTCATCTTTTAAACTCTATATTTGCAGAAAAACTGATTCTTTCAGTATCAGTTGTGTTTGTAGTAATTCCATGTCTCAACCACGCAGGAAATAATAAGAGTTTTCCTTCTACTGGTGGGTGCCAATACCTGTTAGCATATTTTTTATTATACACAAAAGAAGTTGTAGCAGATTCAACTGGAGTTTCAAAGAAAATACTTCCAGAACTCCCTTTAGTCTTTACATAATAGCAGACTGATATGTCATGATGACCATGACTATGAATGTGTCCGTAGTTTCCCTTTTCAAATTTTGTAAACCAAGACTTGAGTTTGTAATCTCTTACAGGGAATTCTAATTCTGAACAATAATTTACTACATGTTTATGTAGTTCATCTTCAAAGATCCTCATTTTATAAGAATCATTGAATGTAGATGAAGATACAAAATGTGTTTGTCCCCATTCCTCTACCATTTCAAAAGTCAATTTAGAAATAGTAGAGTACATTTCTTTTTGGATATCGTTAAAATTATCAACGATAGCAGAATAGATTGGCGTTGGATATAAATTTTCTATCATGGTTTAATCCATGCCCAAGTATTATCATATCTACTCCAATCCGAAATACTAGGATTTCTCCCTATAAATTTTACTACAGCAGATTGAACATCTAAGGAATTCCAATCATGACCAGCAAACAATCCATTTGATTTTACTTTTGGATACCAAACTTCAATATCATTGTATGCTTGTTCTCCAGTCATACAAGCATCCAAAAAAATAAAATCTAAACTTTCATCTTCAATTTCTTTTGCCGCATCATTACTATCCATTTCATGGAATACAATTTTTTCTTGACATCCAGAATATTTTTGGTGATGGTATGAAGTAAGTTTTACATATTCAATTTGCTTTTCATCAACAACATATGCTGGTTGTCCATCTGATGGTTCGTCTTTCAAAAAATCTGCGTAGGGTTTGTATGCATCTACACCATGCAATTTTGTTACGTTTGGACAATTGTGCAGAATAGTCATAAAACTGTCTGCTCTGAAAACTCCAATCTCAGCACCAACTAATCCATTTGGGTGAACTTCCGAACCTCTATACAAAAGATTAATAGCATGAATGATACTTTTAATATCAGTCTGAGCATCTTTGTAGTCGTAGTAGGGTTGTTGACTGATGATCATAGTTTCTGCCATACCAAATCTTCAAATACCTTTTTCCTATCTTCTATTCTATCATAAGCACAATCGCTATGCAACCCATCTAATTGAACATAATGCAAAAACAACTGTCCAAGAAAATACTTCTCGGGAAACTCACACTTGTTTCTCCAATGTTCAACCTCAGTCCCTTTATACACAACCGCATCACCATCTTCTAAAAAGACTTCATGACCATCCATGTATATTGGATAGTTGTAATTTTTTGTATCTGATAGTTTTACAGTTACACTAATCTCACAAGACGGTCTGTCTATATGTTTCCTGAGCTCATTTCCGTTAGTGTATATTCTAGCCATAGAATATGTTGGAACTAAATTTAATCCAGTTATGTCTTCAATTTTTTTCTTTGATGTTTTTAGCACCGCATCCAGCATCAAGTCGTTTGCTTTTTGACAAACACACCCAGGAACATTTTTACTGGTGTAGATATCTTCTCCTCTCAAGATCGAAACCTGAGTGGAAAACTTTAGATACTCATGCAAAGATTGAGCAAAAGATAGATCTAAAAAATTTTTTACTACTATAAAATTTTCTTTCATTTTAAAAATTAAATGCCACTGTTATTCTTGGTAATTCGTTTTTGCATAACTCTACCATGTGTCTCATGTATGATCTAAAAATTAACAATGTCCCCTCTTCTGGTTCGTAGTGGCATGTTCTGAAACTAAGTTCAGTTGGGTTTTTAATTCCTTGTATTGGTAACATGTCTGGTTCGCATGGATTTTCAAAATGTATTTTTCCAGACCCAGGTGGTGTAGAAATATAGTACACAGCACTAAAAGTTGAATTGGAATGACAATGGTATTCTTGGTAAGAATTTTTATGATTGACATTCAACCAACTATCTTTACAATGATATTCATAATCAGACCCATGCATCTCTGTAAATTTTTTTACATGAAATTCTACCTCTTTTAGTAGATCAGAAAAAAGAGGATCTGTTTTTAAGTCAAAAGTTCCAAGAGTATTGTATGTGTTGCAGTTCCAGTTATAAGCTCCATTTTTTGATACCTCTTCTATCATCAAGGATCTTTGTTTAAGACTATCATTATACTTACTAGATACGATGGATTCAGCAACGTAGATAGACGTTGGAAACCAACCATTCACGACTACAGACATTTTTTTATTTTTATCATACTTGATTGAGTTTCAAAAGTCAATAAATAGTACACAACTAGTTATTTGAGATTACAACAAATGTCTTTAAGAGAAGAGGTTGAAGTAACTAAAGTAGAGACTTACCCAGCTGGTCAGATTAGAGTTACTAAAAAAGAAACCATTTATAAAGGTGAGGAAGTAATCAGTGACAGAGAAGTCGTCAGGACTTATAATCCTGGAGAGTCTATTGAAGAAGCTGACGAAAAGGTACGAGGTATTGCTAGAGCAATCTGGACGCAAGAATTAATCAATCAGTACAAAGTAGACAGCGCAGATACTCAAAGTAGAAATTAATTTTTTATGAATACGAAACATTACACACATTGCCCAGAATGTGGTGAGAAATGGATTGGAAATCCAATACCTTTAGAAAGTAGACACAATCACAGTCCTCCATATTTTTATTATTATTTGATAGAAGTGTGGGATTGGGACAAAGAAAATTTATTGGAGTATGAATGTCCTGGATGTAGATATCGATTCCCACTAGACTACGACCCAGATAAAACAGATATTCATTTTTATAATGAAGTCAGACAAATTGAAATGTATAAAGAAAGAAACCCTTGCTCAGACTGCGAAGTTTGAGTATAATAAATAATACACACACTATTCATTGTGATAACTATGGACCCCTCAGCACTAAAGAAAAACTTTGAAGAGCAAATTGCAAACACAGAAAAGCAAATTGCTGAACTAGAAGAAAACCTTATTAAGGCAAAAGAGTACAAGATCAAACTACAAGGCGGTCTTGAAACTCTAGGACTCCTTGAAAGTGAACCAGAAGCAGATGCTCCAGTAGAAGAAGCACCTGCTGAATAAATACTAAATCCCTTCTTCCTAAATAGGATAGAAGGGATTTTTTGTGTGTAATGGCATCTCCAAACTCAAGAGCTGATCTTATAACATATTGTAAGAGACAGTTGGGTGAGCCTGTCCTTCAGGTCAATATTGACGACGAGCAGGTAAACAACGTTATTGATGATACCATCCAGTTCTTCCAAGAGAACTGTTACAATGGTATGGAGCGTGCATATCTATTCCACGAAATCACTGCTGACGATAAGACAAGGTTTGCTGCTAGTGTAACAACATCTAGTGGTACAACCGACTGGAAAGAAACCACTAATTACATTCCAGTTCCAGATCATGTAGTTGGTATTACTAGAGTATTTGGTTTAGTCAGCAATTCAATCCGTTCCAACCTCTTTGGCGTTGAGTATCAGTTGTTCTTAAACGATCTGTATGCGTTTGGATCACTTGATATTCTCAACTACTATATGAACAAGCAGTATCTAGAAACTCTAGATATGGTCCTCAACAACGGATCATTCCAGCAGTTCAGATACACAATGCGTCGTGATCGTCTCTACATGGATCTAGACAAAGACTTCCTCAAAGAAGGATCTAATATCCTGATTGAGTGTCACCGTCTCGTTGATCCCACAGATGCCACGGAGATGTACAATGATATGTTTGTCAAGAAGTATGCTACTGCTCTCATGAAGAAGCAGTGGGGTCAGAACCTGATTAAGTATAACAATGTTCAGTTGCCTGGTGGTATCACCCTCAACGGAAGAGAGTTATATACAGACGCACTAGCAGAAATTGAGAAAATAGAATCCGAAGTTCTCAGTAAGTATGCTATTCCACCAATGGATATGATCGGATAAGATGCCAACTAGTCCTTATTTTCCAACATACTATCAAGGTGATTCTGGAGAGCAAACACTCTACCAGGATCTTGTGGACGAACAAGTAAAGTTGTTCGGATCGGATATCTATTATCTGCCAAGAACTCTTCTACAAGATAATACACTTGAAGAGGTAAGATACTCCAAGTATCAGGAGCAGTTCCAGATTGAAATGCTCCTACAGAACGTAACTGGATTTGCTGAAGGTGCAGAGTTTGTCAGCAAGTTTGGTCTACGTATCACAGATGAAGTTGTATTCCGTGTCTCTACTAGACGATGGGATGAAGTTGTAGCAGCAGAACAACCAACTCTTACATATGATGGCAGACCTAATGAGGGAGATTTGCTTTACTTTCCTCTAACAAAAGACATTTACGAAATTAAATTTGTAGAGAAAGAATCACCATTTTTCCAGTTTGGTAAAATTCAATTCTACACATTAACATGTGAACTCTACGAACTCGGTAGTGATAGTTTTGAGACTGGTGTTGATGAGATTGATGATGTCGAACTAGAGTTTGGCGCTGCTATCAAACTTGTTATGGATCCTGGTGGCACAGGAACATTTATTGTTGGTGAAGAAGTTGTTGGTGACGAGTTCCTTGCTAAAGCAACAGCAACAATTAGTGGAGATGCTGTAGATAGCATCACAATTACTGATAGTGGATTGCATTACAATGCTTCATTACCACCAACGGTAACTATTTCAGGAGGCGGAGGAAATGGAGCAACAGCCACTGCATCGGTTAGCTCGACTGGTCTTGTTACTGGTATCCTTATTACTAGCGGGGGCAGTGGGTATACAACTGCTCCTACTGTTACTATTGACTACTCACCTAAAGATAACAGAGCAGAAGTCAAGTCCTGGGATGCAGCAACTAGATCTCTCCAAGTCATCAATAGAACAGGAACCTTCACTACCGCTGAAGTAATTACTGGTCAAACTTCAGGTGCCAAGTGGAGTCCTGAGTCATATGACACTCTAAATAATACGAGCACAACATATTATGCCCAGAACAGGGAGATTGAAGATAGTGCTGATGATATTATTGACTGGACTGAGGGCAACCCATTCGGTGAGTATGGCAATTTTACAGGTAGTATCTAATGTTAGGATCACATTTTTATAATCAAATTGTTCGTAAGAACATTATTGCGTTTGGTACGCTCTTCAATAATATTGAAATGAAGAGCACTGATCCTGATACAGGAGAAGTGTTAGAAGCACAAAAGGTTCCCCTTGCTTACGGACCTAAGCAAAAGTTTTTAGTTCGTTTAACTGATCAATCTACATCTAAAGTATCGATCACTTTACCACGTCTCTATTTCGAGATGACAGGCATTGATTACGATTCTACCCGTAAGACATCACCAATTCAAAAATACAAAACAGTCATTGATGGTAATGGCGATGAGGTCAGAGTTCAATATGTTCCTGTTCCTTATAATATAAATTTTGAACTGGGTGTTATTGCAAAGTCTCAGGATGATGCACTACAGATTGTGGAGCAGATCTTGCCCTACTTCCAACCATCTTTTAGCATCACTCTTAACATGATTCCTGACATGAATGAGAAACGTGATGTTGCTATTGTTCTAAATGGCATTAGTGGAGAGGATGAGTGGGATGATACTTTTATGCAACGTAGATACATTGCATATACATTGAACTTCACTATGAAGTCTTACCTCTATGGTCCTTATAACACATCTGACGTTATTAGAAAAGCAATCATTCATGAAACAATGGGTGATGCATCTGTCAGCAGAAGAACCGTCACAAGAACATATACACCCAAAGCAAAAACAGATATTAACACAGATGGTGTCATTGATGTAAATGATGATGCGCTGGTTGAAGCTGGTGATGATTTTGGATTTAATGAAGGTATTACATTCTATTGATTACTATGAGCTTAGAAGAGAACATGGAGGAGATCCTCAATATCAGTGCAGAACCTGTTGAGGAAAGCAAACCTTCTAAACCACAACCACCACAGGTCGATAGAGACGACCGTGAGAAGGATTACCAATATACCAGGGGTGAGTTATACAGTCTCATAGATCAGGGGCAGGAGGCGGTCAGAGGCGCTTTAGAGGTCGCCCAGGAGTCAGGGCACCCAAGAGCGTATGAAGTCGCTGTAGCGGCGATGAAGCACGTTGCAGACATGACTGAGAAACTACAGGATCTCCATAAGAAGATGAAGGATCTTGACGAGGAAAAGAAAGGTCCAACCAAGGTCACCAACAACGCTATGTTTGTCGGTAGCACTGCTGAGCTCCAGAAGATGCTGAAGCAAATGAACGGCAACAAACGATAAATAAATTGGTAAACCCTCGTCGTTTATCATGAGAACATACGGAGAAATCAAACATCTCTCTGAGGCTGTCAAGGAGAAAAAGCAGAAGGAGGAAAAGCGTTTCTGTAAGCTCTGCCAGAAGCCTGAGACTAGAGATGAGTGTTCTTACGGAGAGAAAGCCTGGGATCGTTTCGCTGTCCCCATCAGATCCGTCAAACGCGAGGAAACGGAGCTAGAAGAAGGTGCTGCCTGGACCAAAAAATCAGGGCAGAACAAAGAAGGTGGACTTAACGAGAAAGGTAGAAAGTCTTACGAGAGAGAAAATCCTGGATCTGACCTTAAAGCACCAAGCAAGAAGGTTGGAAATCCCCGTAGGGCATCCTTTTGTGCTCGAATGAAAGGAATGAAAAAGAAATTAACTTCTAAAAAAACTGCCAACGACAAAGATAGTCGTATTAACAAATCATTACGAGCATGGAATTGCTGAGTTAACTGAGTATAATTACAAGTGAGTTCTTTTACCATGATGAAACTAAACTCAGACGATATCACTAGACTTATTCGTGCCTGTAGAGTGTATCAGGATCAGACTGGTTCTGAATACATGTGGGAGGAATATGAGCGTTTGATAACCAAATTGACATATTACGAAGAGGAAAATTGTGTGAGCGACTAGATATGGTAGATGTTTTTACATCTTATATGAAATCTATTAATACGTTTGTTCTGAATTTTACAGTGGCAATACTTGACTTTCTTTATAGGGGTCGGGATATACAACGATTTTGGGTGCTTGAGACTATTGCTCGGGCACCCTATTTTGCTTTTTTGAGCGTCTTACATTTCAAGGAAAGCTTAGGTCTAAGAACAGAAGCACACTTCTATTTGATGAAAGAACACTTCGCACAAACAATCAATGAAACAGAACACCTCACAGAAATGGAGTCGCGTGGCGGAGCAGACCGCTGGATTGATCGCTTTTTCGCTTATCATTTGGTTCTCATCTATTATTGGATTATGGTGGTTTATTATTCTATTGCTCCTGTGTCTGCTTATCACTTGAATGAAGAGGTCGAATGGCACGCTTCTATGACATACGCAAAATACTTAACAATTCACGACGATGAAAAAATTGTTGCTATTATGAACGATGAGATACACCACGCACAAGAACTAAAAGAAGCAATGGAGATGATTAAATGAAAGTAGGAATGATTGGACTGGGGCGGATGGGAGAAGGTATGTCCCGTCGTCTACTACAACACGGACACGAAGTATGGGGGTATAGAAACAACTATGAAAAAGCTTGTGAACAATATGAGGCGGGTT